GGAGATTAGCTAAAAAAGTTGAGCCAAAAATGCGTATCTTCGTTCCTGTAATCGTTCGCGGTGAAGAATCTGAAGGTGTTAAATTATGGCAGTTTGGTAAAGAATTGTACATGGATTTCTTGAACCTTGCTGATAACGAAGACGTTGGAGATTTTACAGATGTATCTATCGGACGCGACATTACTTTAACGACTGTAGGTCCTGAAGTAACTGGTACTAACTACAACAAAACTACAATTATGCCTAAAGTAAAGGAAACACCTTTAGCAGCAAGCAAAGATGAAGTTAATGCGTTGTTAGAAAACCAACCTAACCCAATGGAAGTGTTTAAACGTTATTCGTTTGAAGACATGAAAGCTGCTTTACAAGAGTGGTTAACTCCAGAGGAACCAGAAGAAGGTTCGATCATTGATGATGAAAAAGAAGAAGCAGCACCAATAACAACTGGTAAAGCTTATTCAATCAAAACACCTGCATCTGCTCAAGTAAGTAAAGCAGATAAGTTTGATGCATTATTCGAAGACGAAGAAGAAATTACAGGTTCACCTTTTTAAACTAAAAAAACATTATGGCTAAAACTAAAAAAAGCGAATCGCTGACGGCTGCTCTATCCTCTGAACTTAGATCAAACTTTGATTTGACTAAGTTTAAAGAGAAAAAAATGCTCAATTCAAATGTAAAATTTAAAGACCAAAGATGGATCCCTCTTAGTCCGGCATTTCAGGACGTAACATCCGTACCAGGTATTCCTATGGGCCATATTGTTCTACTTCGAGGTCATAGTGACACAGGTAAAACAACTGCAATGATTGAAGCAGCAGTGTCTGCTCAAAAAATGAAAGTTCTACCTGTGTTCATTATTACCGAAATGAAATGGAATTGGGAGCATGCTACTATGATGGGTTTGCAAGTAAACGAAATTGTAGATGAAACAACAGGCGAAGTCCTGAATTATGAAGGTAATTTTATCTATGTTGACCGTGAAACCTTGCACACTATTGAAGATGTAGCTGCTTTTATTCTTGATTTATTAGATGAACAGAAAAAAGGTAATTTACCTTACGATTTATTGTTCCTATGGGACTCAATCGGTTCGGTACCTTGTGAATTATCAGTTCGTTCAAATAAAAACAATAATGAATGGAATGCAGGTGCAATGAGTACACAATTTGGTAACAATGTTAATCAAAAAATGACACTGTCACGTAAAGAGTCTTCACCCTACACTAATACATTAGTATGTGTTAATAAAGTTTGGACAGCAAAAGCAGAAGTACCTATGGGTCAACCAAAGTTGATGAATAAAGGTGGATTTGCTATGTGGTTTGATGCTACGTTTGTAGTAACATTTGGTAATATTTCAAATGCTGGTACATCTAAAATCAAAGCGATTAAAGATGGTAAGCAAGTTGAATTTGCTAAACGAACAAATCTCCAAATTGATAAAAACCACATTAATGGTGTTCAGTCAAGAGGTAAAATTATTATGACACCTCATGGATTCATTACCGATAACGATAAGGAACTTAAAACCTATAAAGATGCACACGCCTCTGAATGGATGAAAATTCTTGGTGGTATGGATTTTGATATCTTTGAAGAAAATGATTCATTTGAATCAGAAAATATCTTCACACAGGAACCAGATTAATATGAAGAAAAACGAATTATTTAAACTTCTTGACAGTGTAGTTGAGGAGAATGACACCGTATCCTCTAAAAAGTATGACCGAGTACTTTTAATAGATGGTTTAAATCTATTTTTTAGGAATTTTGCAATGATGAATATTGTAAATTCTCAAGGAGCGCATGTCGGAGGTTTAGGTGGTTTTATGCGTTCATTAGGATCTTTAATTAATCAAATCCAACCAACATCAGTTTTTGTAGTATTCGACGGAATTGGTTCTTCCACTAACAGGAAGAACCTTCTCCCCGAGTATAAATCAGGTCGTAATTTGACCCGAATTACAAACTGGGAAGTATTTGAAGATTTAGAAGACGAAGATGATGCTAAAATTAATCAAATCGTTCGTATTGCTCATTACCTAAAATGTTTACCTGTTAGGACTGTCGCAATTGACAAAGCTGAAGCAGACGATATTATAGCGTATTATAGCGATATTCTTCCAAAGGCGCATGGTTCCAAGGTCTTTATTGTTTCATCGGATAAAGACTTTATACAACTGGTAAATGACGACGTTATTGTATATCGTCCAATCGAAAAAGAATACTATACTAAAGATACAGTTAAAGAAAAATTTGGTGTTCTAGCAGATAATTTTATTTTATACAAAATACTACTTGGTGATAACTCAGATAAAGTAGCAGGTGTAAAAGGATTAGGTGAAAAAGGTTTATTAAAGAAATTCCCTGAATTAGCTATTGAAGTTTTAACATTAGATGATATCTTTAGAATTGCAGAAGAAAAACATAAGGAACATGTTGTTTATGCTCGAGTTGCTTTTGAAAGAGAGCGATTAGAACAAAACTACAGAATTATGAATCTTAAAAAACCATTATTAGATGATGGTGATAAAGAGTTTTTAACTGCTTTTGCAGAGTCTGATAACTTAGCTTTGAATAGCGAAGCTTTCTTACGATTTTACCACGATGATGGATTAGGGCACTTGATTAAAAATGTAGAATTTTGGATTAAAGATACCTTTAAAGTACTAAACAGTTTTAAATAAATAAGTTATATATGACATTAACCTCCTTGAATTCCTACGGAACAGGATTCCAAATTAAAGTATTATCTTCGCTTTTAACTCATAAAGAGTTTCTACTTAATATACATGATGCACTGAGTGAAGAATATTTTGATAATAACGCCCACAAATGGATTATTAAAGAAATTTTAAAATATTACTCAAAATATCACACAACACCTACAATGGATGTGTTGAAAGTAGAGTTAAAGAAAATTGACAACGAAGTATTACAAATTTCAATTAAAGAACAATTACGTGAAGCATATAAATCTTCAGATGAAGATCTTAAATATGTTGAAGAAGAATTTTCTAATTTTTGTAAAAACCAACAACTTAAAAGGGCATTATTAACTAGCGTAGATTTTTTAAATGCAGGAGATTATGATTCAATTCGTTCATTAATTGATAACGCATTAAAATCGGGTCAAGACAAAAATGTAGGTCATGAATACAATAAAGAAGTTGAATCTCGTTATAGAGAAGATCATAGAATTGTAGTACCTTGTCCTTGGGAACCATTTAATCAATTACTTCAAGGTGGTTTAGGTAATGGTGATTTTGGATTAATATTTGGTAATCCTGGAGGTGGTAAATCTTGGATATTAGTTGCTTTAGGTGGTTATGCAGTTAAAATGGGTTACAATGTATTACATTATACCTTAGAATTAGGTGAAGATTATGTAGGTCGTCGTTATGATTCATTTTTTACAAATATTCCAGTAAATAGAATTACCGAACAAAAATACAGATCTAAAGTAGAAGAAGTTATTTTAGAATTACAAGGACAATTGATTATTAAAGAATATTCTCCTGGAAAAGCATCAATGTCTACCATTGAATCACATATTAAAAAATGTATAGATCAAGATTTCAAACCAGATTTGATTATTATTGATTATGTAGATCTTCTTCGCTCAAAAAGAACAAATCGTGAGCGTAAGGATGAAATAGATGATATTTATATTAGCACTAAAGCACTTGCTAGAGAATTACAATTACCAGTTTGGTCTGTATCTCAAGTAAATCGCGCAGGTGCAAAAGATGATATTATTGAAGGTGATAAAGCCGCAGGATCATATGATAAAATGATGGTCACTGATGTTGCTATATCCTTATCAAGAAAACGTCAGGATAAAGTAAACGGAACAGGTAGATTTCACATTATGAAAAATAGATATGGTATGGATGGGATGAGTTTTAATGTGAAAGCAGATACATCTACGGGTCACTTTGAAGTTTCTGAACGTATGGAGAATGATGAAGATGAAGGAACTACTTCAACAAGTACTTCACAACCTACTTTTAGTACAATTGATTCTATGGATAAAAAAGATCTTAGAAACAAATTTTTTGCCCTTAACTCTTAATAAAAAATTATGAAAAGTAGTATTATAAAACCTAGGTTAGTGTATAAACCTTTTGAGTATCCTGAAGCCTATGATTTTTGGCTTAAACAACAACAAGCACATTGGTTACACACTGAAGTGCCTATGATGAGTGATTTGAATGATTGGAAATCAAATCTAAATGAAACGGAAAAAAATATTATTGGCTCGATTTTAAAAGGTTTTGCTCAAACAGAAACTATTGTAAATGACTATTGGACTCAATTAGTTACAAAATGGTTCCGTAAACCGGAAGTTATTATGATGGCTACAACATTTGGTGCATTTGAAACAATCCATGCTGAAGCTTATTCATTATTAAACGAAACACTTGGCCTTGAAAACTTTGATGAATTCTTAGAAGATGAAGCAACAATGGCTAAAATTCAAACATTAATGGATGTAAGAGATCATCATGTTGATGAAAATAATCTTCACGAAATTGCAAAATCATTAGCTATATTCTCAGCATTTACAGAAGGTGTTAATTTGTTCTCTTCATTTGCAGTATTGTTAAGCTTTAAAATGCGTAATAAACTTAAAGGTGTTGGTCAAATCGTTGAATGGTCTATTAGAGACGAATCACTACACTCAGAAGCTGGATGTTGGTTATTTAGAACATTATTACAGGAAAATCCAAAGTTAAAAACACAAGAACTTGAAGCTGCTATTAATGAAGCTGCTTTATTATCTCTTAAACTTGAGCTTGATTTTATTAAGAAAATTTATGAACTTGGTGACTTAGAAGGTTGTTCACAATATGATTTAGAAAACTTTATTAAAAATAGAGTTAATACCAAATTAGGTGATTTAGGTTATAAATCAATCATTTCAAATATTGATATGACAGCCGTAGAAAGAATGAAATGGTTTGATCATTTATCAGCCGGTAAACAACACACAGATTTCTTTGCTAATAGAGTAACTAATTACTCTAAAGGACACATGAATTGGGATGAATCAGATATTTTTTAAAAATAAACAATGGACAATAATTTAGTAGCAGATTACACACAATGGGAACGTGGTAAAGATTATCCTGAATTTTTTGATGAAGTAGCTTTATCAACAATATCAAAAGGATATTTAATACCAGGAGAAACTCCTAAAAAAGCATATAGAAGGGTCGCTCATGCTGTTGCAACGAGATTAAATCGACCTGACTTAGAAAATAAATTTTTTAAATATATTTGGAATGGATGGATTGGACTTGCAAGCCCAGTACTCTCAAATACGGGGACAGACAGAGGATTACCGATTAGTTGCTTTGGCATCGATACTCCGGATTCAGTCAGAGGTATTGGCCTTACAAACGCAGAACTTATGCGCCTCACCTCGTATGGTGGAGGCGTTGGAATCTCCCTCTCAAGAATTAGAGGTCGAGGATCAAACATTACTGGAAATGGTAAGTCAGAAGGAGTAGTTCCTTGGGCTAAAATTTATGACTCAACTATTATTGCAACTAATCAAGGTTCAGTACGTAGAGGTGCAGCTTCAGTAAACTTAGATATTAACCATGTTGATATTAAAGAATTTTTACAAATTCGCAGACCTAAAGGTGATCCTAATAGACAATGTCTAAACTTACACCAATGTGTAGTTGTAGATGATGCGTTTATGAAGCGATTGAATGATAGGGATAGCGAAGCCATGTCGTTATGGATGGAAATACTTAAATCACGTGTGGAAACGGGTGAACCATATGTTATGTTTAAGGATAACGTCAATAAAGATAATCCTTTAGCATATAGAATGAATAACTTAGATGTTTCTATGACTAATATCTGTACTGAAATCACTTTACATACAGACGAGGAACATTCATTTATTTGTTGTTTAAGTTCATTAAATTTAGCTAAATATGATGAATGGAAAAACACAGATGTAATTGAAACTGCAGTTTATTTCTTAGATGGTGTAATGGAAGAATTTATCGTTAAAACAAACGGTAAAGATTCAATGATTCGTTCTCATAGACATGCTAAAAAAGGTCGTGCATTAGGTTTAGGTGTAATGGGGTGGCATACGTTCTTACAACAAAAGAATCTACCATTTAATTCAATAGCTTCAACAGCATGGACACATACTATTTTTAGTGATATTAAAATGAAAGCTGAAGCAGCATCACGTCAATTAGCAGCTGAATATGGTGAACCATTTTGGTGTAAAGGTACAGGTATGAGAAATACACACTTGTTAGCTATTGCCCCTACAGTATCAAATTCACGTTTAAATAACTGTTCAGCAGGTATTGAACCTCAACCAGCCAACGTTTATGTATTTAATGGTGCTAAAGGAACATTTATTGTTAAAAATCCTGAATTGGAAACATTACTTAATAATAAAAATAAAAATTCAAATAAAGTTTGGGATCAAATTTTAGCAGATAATGGTTCAGTTGCTAACTTACCTAGTGATGTATTGAGTGAAGATGAAAAAGAAGTATTCTTAACATTCCCAGAAATTAATCAGTTAGGTTTAGTACAACAAGCAGCAATTCGCCAACGTTATATTGATCAAACTCAATCCTTGAACTTAGCATTTGATCCAACTGATTCACCAAAATGGATTAATCAGGTACATATAGAAGCTCATAAATTAGGAATTAAAACACTATATTATCTCCGTACAGACTCAGTAATTAAAGGTGATTTAGGATCTAGAACATCTGAAGATTGCCAAGCCTGTGATGGATAAAAATTAAAAATTATGGAAAAAATTAAAGAACGAATATTCCCTTTAATAATAGCACTTTCCGCATTATCAGTTTCTGCTTCGGCCGCTTTCTATTCAGTTAGTGGCCTTAGTAAACTGTTTGCTGGTGCAAGTTTAGAGGTGATTATTATGGCTTCTTCACTTGAGGTAGCTAAATTAGTAATAGCATCTTTATTATACCAATATTGGGATAAATTAAATAATACATTAAAAGTTTATCTTACAATAGCTTGTACTGTATTAATTTTAATTACATCGATGGGTATTTATGGTTTCCTATCATCAGCATATCAAGAAACAGCAAACAAAGATGGTTTTGTAACCCAACAAGTTACTGCTTTAGAAACTAAAAAAAGTTTATACGAGCAAAATAGAGATAATATATTAAAAGAAAAACAATCTCTAGCTGAATTAAAAGGTACATTATCAAAAGGATCTACAACTCAATATACTGATAAAAAAGGTAATTTAGTAATTAGATCAAATAATGCAACTATTAGAAATATTGAAGTAGCTAATAAATCAGATGAAAAATTATCTACTAAATTAGATGTAGTAAATGATTCTATTTTTAGTTTAGAAAATAAAATCCTTGAAGTTAAAACTAAGGGTGATGCTGCTAGTGAATTAGGTCCACTTAAATATCTTTCAGAATTAACCGGTGTTGAAATGAATCGAATTATTAACTGGTTATTATTGATAATCATCTTTGTATTTGATCCATTAGCTATTGCTTTGGTAATCGCTGCTAACTTTGCTTTTACTCAATTACGTAAGATACCTAAACATGATGAATTAACTGAGGAAGATAAAGAATGGTTAGAGGCTAATTTAGTTGAAGACGAAGAATCTAAACAAACAGGTACTCCATTAATGGTAGATCTTAAAACAGGTAAATTTTACTACGAGGAACCAGAAGAAAATATATATGGTGAAGATAAAAATTTTCCACTTGATGAAACTGATAATAATAAAACTCTAAATAAACATACAGAATCAATAGAAAATATGAGAAAAATTGTTGAATCATATGATAATCTACAAAACATTGCAGATTTTACTCAATATAATTATGCTAAAGATTCGTTAATAAACGATATTGATAAACATAAAAAAGACGACGATACTATAACGTATTTTTAAAAAAAAAGAGCGTTTAATAGCGCTCTTCTTTATTTTGTATTGATATAGCTATAATTCTATTATATTCATCTAATGTTAATCTAGTTTTAGTAACTATTATAACATGGTCTTCATAAATTAGTGCTTGTCTAGTTGTTTTAGGAGTTTTACTTATTTTGTGTGATACAAAATTAGTTGAAGAACAAGCAGTTATAACTAATACAACCCCAATTAATAATATTTTTTTCATTTTTGTTTTGGTTTTAGGGTTAAACTAATATTACGTGTATAAATATTAGTCATTTTAAAGTCATTTTAAATTTATAAAAGACGTCATATTAAAAATTTGGCTTCTGCAAAAATTGTTCGTATATTACACGCATAATAAGAAATAAAGGTTATGGAAACAAAAATAAGTTTAGTAATTCAAAGTATGTTAAATGATGCTATGATTGAAGTTAATCATCCAATGTTAATGGAAGAAGCTCAAGAACGTTTACGTTTTGTAAAGTATTTAATTCACTACTACCCAAACACTAATAAAAAAATTAATGTTGATGTAGTTTACAACCAATGGAGAATAAATTTAACTTAAATTTGGAGAATTAAAAAACATTTATTATATTCAAATAAAAATAAAATTATGACACGAGAAGAATTCGAAAACAAGCACCTTGATTTAGTTAATGATTTAATTCATTTAAATAATGAAATTGGAGAAACATGGGCATACCACCCAGAAAACTCAAATCGTATTGATCCAATTCACTACCATGCTATTTTGGTAGAAAAAGCAAATCAATTAGAAGCAAAAATTGATGCCCTTGTAAAACAATATGGCTCAATATAGTTTCATAAAAGAAGGTAATATTAAACATAGTCGAGAGGTAGTTATGAAGCATATTAAAAAGCTTCAACCTCTTAACTATAATAAATTTATGTGGTGGCGTACACATACTGATAAAATTGTACCACTTGGTAAACGAGCACCACTTAAAGAACGTATTTTAAATGGTGATTTTAATCCATCATCATATTTGTGGCAAGCACAATTTGCTTTATATACTGCTTTAGATAAACTTGATTTAACTAAACACGATCACCAATTACAAATAGAAATATTAGCTGTTGATCTTGCTCGTTATAAACGTTTAATGGAAGATTTTAGTAAAGAAGAACCATCACGCTTAGAAGCTTTATATGATGCTTTTACAACATCATTCCAGATTACACGTGAAGAATTAGAAGAAAGATTAATTCAATGGCCTGGTGATATTATGAGTTTCTATGAATCATGCTATATGTTTATGCGTACTACACCAGCTGAAAATAGAAAAAGCTTCCGTAATCGTCCTACTAAAGTAGTTCAAGTAGCACAACCCCAAATTAAGCGTAAAAGAGGTCGTCCTCGTAAAAATGAAATGTTTTAAAAATGGTAGAAATAATTAGGCATACTCTTGGGTTTTGTGGTGATACATGGCATCCAACTCTTTTTACAGTAATTGCTGGTGGGCTTGGATTTTTACCAAGTTTTAATTATATTTATTTCAAATATATTAAGCGTTATGAAAAGAAAAATTAAGGTTTCACACGAAGTTCCGTTTTGTTTATTAAATTATAGTAGAGAGTTTAACGATTATGATTATTGTTTACCTCATTTATTAGATCAAAACGAAGAGTACAAAGCATATTTTATACAAGCAAAAGCAGAAGGTCGTTATATTGTAATGGACAATTCACTTCATGAATTGGGTACAGCATACGATAATGAGCGTTTAATGTATTGGATAAACGTATTAGAGCCAAATGAATTTATGGTGCCTGATGTATGGGAAAATAAAGTAGCATCAATTGTAAACGCTCGAGCTTGGTCTAAATATGAACTACCAGAAGGTGTTACTAAAGTAGCAGTTGTTCAAGCAAAGTCATTTGCTGAATCATTAGAATGTACTCACATTTATAAAGATTTAGGTTATAAAAAAATTGCATACTCGTATGGTGCTTCTTATTACAATAAAATTGTTGAACATCCAAATAAAAATTTAGGTAAAGCATTAGGTCGTATTAAAGTAATTACTGATTTGTATAAAAAAGGTATTTTAACACCTTATGATAGAGTACATTTATTAGGATGTCAAGTACCTCAGGAATTTGGTTGGTATCAAGGTATTGAATGTATCGAATCAATTGATACATCAAATCCAATTATGGCTGCTTTAGAAGGCGAAGCTTATAATTTTTATGGTTTAACTGATAAACCAAAAGCTAACATGAATGATTATCAAGATATTGCTACTGAAAATGTAGATTTAGATTTAGTTGATAATAATGTTGAAATGTTTAGACTTATTAATAATTTATAAAATATGAATACACAAACTGAATATAAATCTTTATACGAGTATTTAGGTCATCCTGCAGGTTCAGACCTAGGAAAAAAAGTAGCAGAATCCGCTGCAGCTGAAAAGGTTAGAATTTCTGTAAAAGATGTTAAAAATTCTAAATATGAAGGAAAAATCATGGTTTATCCTGTAGATTGGTTAGATTATTACTTCTCTAATATAAAATAATATGAAAACAGAAACAAAAAAATCACCGGATGTAAATCCAGCATTTGAAGAAATGCTTAGAAAAGAATTAGATAAAATTTGGGAAAATCGCTTTAACATAAGCTTGAGAAACCTAGAAATTTTACGTAGATTAGCTAACAAATTATATTAATATGAAAAAACAAGCAGTATTATCACTAAGTGGAGGTATGGATAGCTCTACTTTGCTGCTTCGTCTACTTGCCAATGGCTACGAAGTAACAGCATTATCCTTTGATTATGGTCAAAAACACAACGTTGAGCTTGAACGTGCTCAATCATTAGTTGATTATTTAAATTCACAATGTACTGAAAATAATTGTTACGGTGGATGTAAAATTACTTATCAAGTAATTAAATTAGATGGTTTAGCCCAATTATTAAATTCATCATTAGTATCAGGTGGTTCTGAAGTACCTGAAGGTCACTATGCTGAAGAAAATATGAAGGCAACTGTAGTTCCAAATCGCAATAAAATATTTAGTTCAATTATTCAAGCAGTTGCCTTATCAGTTGCTGAACAAAAGAATACTGAATGTGCTATTGCAATGGGGATACATAGCGGTGACCACAGTGTTTATCCTGACTGTAGACAAGAATTTAGAGACATTGATTACCAAGCATTTCTATCAGGTAATTGGGGTGGTGAAAAAGTAATTTATTATACTCCATATCTTGATACTGATAAATTTGGTATTTTAGAAGATGGTGCATCATGTTGTGAATGTTTAGGTATTGATTTTGATGAAGTATATTCACGTACAAATACATCTTATAAACCAATTAAAATTAATAGGAAATGGTATAGTGATTATAAATCTGCTTCGTCTGTTGAGCGTGTAGAAGCGTTTATTAAATTAGGTCGTCCTGATCCTGCAGAATATGCTGATGCAAATGGAATTGTAACATGGGAACACGTAGTAAATGAAGTAACTAAAGTATTAGAAAGTCATGGAAACTAAGAAAAAACAACCCAAAATGAATGTGTGGCAAGAATCACATAAGGAAATTAATTTTGATAAACTTCCTGATCCAAAAAATCACCAACTAATTAGCTTTCTTAAATCAGCAGTTAGAATTACAGGTTACCTTGCTTTACCTTTTGGTATTGGACTAGGGGTAACTATTTTAGTTATCAGTGAACTTATAGGAATTATAGAAGAATTAGTATAATGGCTAAACAAAGAAAAAAATATACACCATCAAACATGTATGTTGTAATTAACAAACATGGAGAAGTATTTATAGGATTACAACGAGGTTATCCTGTATATTCTTCTAATTGGGATGAAGCAAAACCATTAAATAAGGAAAGTACCACTTATTTAATAGAAGAAAAAGGTACTGAATTAATATCCGAAAACGAATTTTATAAATAAAAACAATGAAACAACTATTTTATTTCTCCGCAGGGTGGTGTGTACCATGCCAAACCTTAGGTCCTATTATGGATCAAGTATCAACCCAAATCCAAGTACAAAAATTTAATATTGATTATGAAGCTGATCTTATTACAAAATATGGAGTTAAAAGTATTCCTACTGTAGTACTCGTGGAAAATGGACAAGAAGTACGTAGATTTACAGGTGTAAAAAGTTATAATGATATAATTAGATTTGTTAACAATGGGTAGTTTTAGATCAACAAAAATATTTGATGGATACAGTTGTGTATTTCGTCAATGGAAAGCTGAAGGAACACATTGTCAGTTTCTTCATGGTTATGGAGTATCCTTTAAAGTATGGTTCGAAGGTGAATTAGACGAACGTAATTGGGTATGGGATTTTGGAGGTATGAAACGTGCCAAAGGTACTATTGATGGTATGAATCCTAAATTATGGATGGATAATATGTTTGACCATACTGTTATTATATCTGAAGATGATCCATACTTAGAAAATTTTAAGGAAATGTGGAAAGATGGAATTATCCAATTACGAGTAATACCAGCAACAGGAGCCGAACAGTTCGCAAAATACATTTACGAAAAATTAAATACCTTTATTCAAGAAGAAACTAACGGACGTGTAAAAATAGTTCAAGTTGAGTTTAGGGAACATGAAAAAAATACAGCATTTTATAAAGAAGATGTTAAACCTTTAGATGTTCAAGCACAGTTATCTAAAAAAGATATGGAAAATTATTTAAATAATTATCGTTCAAATTCTAAATATGAATTCTAATGGAAAAAGAATATAAAAAACCAAGTCGCATTCTCGACTATAATAAAAAATTACCTTTGTTAGAAATCTACCCTTGCATTCAAAGTGAAGGTAGTAGACAAGGAAGACCAACAATTGCAGTTAGAACAACAGGTTGTACTCACAGATGTTGGTTTGGTGAAGGGGGATGGTGTGATTCTTGGTATACAAGTATTCATCCTGAAAAAGGTATTTATACATTTAATGACATTATTAAGGCATATGATGAAAATCCTCATATTACAGAAATGATGTTAACTGGAGGTTCACCTACAATGCACCCAGATTTAGTAAACGAATTAACCCATTTTGCACATGAAAGAGGCATTTTTATCACTATCGAAACTGAAGGTAGTCATTTTGTTGAAACTGATTATCCTATCGGTCTTATATCTCTCAGCCCTAAGTTTAGCAATAGCGTTCCTATGGTTGGGGTTCTCACTCCAGCAGGTAAAGAGGTTGATCAAAAAATGGTTGACCAACATAATAAATTACGTTTAAATAAAGAAGCAATCACTCAAACCTTAGCTTACCATTCAGATTATCATTACAAACCAGTTTGGGATGGTACTGAAGCAGGTTTAGCAGAAATTGAAGCCTTTAGGGTTGAAATGAATATCCCTAAAAATAAAACATGGTTAATGCCAGCAGGTGATACTCGTGAAACATTAATTTATATGTATCCTATCTCAATTGAAAAATGCATGGAAGTAGGTTATAACTGGACTGGTAGAGATCACATTATTTCTTACGATACAAAGAGAGCAGTTTAAAAATATGAAAGACGCGTTAAATCAATTCCCTTATACTTTTACAATTGATTATTCTAATGGATTAAAAGTAATTGTTTATGATAATTTAGATTCTGAAAATTCTTTTTTGTCAAGAGTTTATATTAAAAAAACAAAAAACCAAAACAAATTAAAATGGGCTCACAATAGTGCTGGAGGACATTGGATTGAGGAAGAATTTATTAACAGTGAAGAATTTTATTTACCTTGGGGAGAACATAATATTAAAAGTGATCATTTTTATGTTTATTATTATAAAGGTTTTGCCCCTTATTATATTGAAATTACTGATAATAAAACGCAAGAAATAGTTTATAAAGAAGCATTTGATACTCGTCATAAATTAGTTAATTTTACTTTACATAGTAATGATCCAAAAACAATTCATACTTGGATGTGTGTTATTGAAAAGTTTAAAAAAGATAATGAATGTCAAATTTCAATTACAAATGATTATCTTAAAGAAAATCAAATGTATGATTTTGTGGATTGTTATTGGAGCATAGAAGAAAATTTCCAACGTTTTTATGCTGGATATAATATTGGAAGATTTGGAACTGAAAATACTCCTGATTTGTTTCAAAATCCTGATGGAATTCAAGGTAAAAATGATTTAGAAATTATTGAAGATATATTATATCATTATACTAAAAGTTTATGAACAATGTATTAATGATAATGAATGCTAGAAATCTATCAGCATTTAAAGAATGTGTTAATAAATTAAATATATCTAAAGTTTGGTTTAAAGGATATCGTGAATTTGAACTTAATGATGAAATAAATAAATTTATTCAAGAAACAAATTTTGATAATTATTTTATAGTTTCTGATGATTTAGTCATTAATAAAAAAGATTTTGAATTTCTTGAAGACCAATTAAATTATTATCCTATAGTAACAGGTTGGGGTGTTTGGAGACAAAATTGGGATTGGACTACTATTCATTTACAAAATAAAATCCATACTTTTAATCAAGGTGATAAGTTACCTATATTTAAAAAACATTATAATATAGTTAAAACTTATGAGATTGACAGTATGCCTGATGTTATTGAAACTGCATTTACTGGATGGTTTTATACGGGTATTAGACGTGATATATGGTTAAAATACCCATATCAAACAATGTCAATTAAACCTTGGATGCCGGGAGCATCAACAGATGCTCATTGGTCAAAACGAATTTTAAAGGATAATATTTATAAACAAATATGCTTTAAACAAGCTAGAGTATTACATTTATCTTATTCTGGTAAAGATTATGAAGATTTAGATTTTACCGACAAACAAATAATCACCGACTTTATATGAAAAAAATTATATTAATTTTAACATTGATACTAATTTCAGTATCAACATTTGCTCAAACATTAAATGATAGTATTCATTGGAATACACCCTATTATACAATTGATTACTCAGAAAAACTTGAACAACCAAAAAATATTTGGTATACAGTAGTTTGTCCTCATGGAATGGCTTCTAGGGTTGGAATGGAATTTTATGGTGAAGAAGGTATTAAAACCTCAGATAGTAAAGATTATGAAGCTAATGAATGGGATAAAGGTCATATGGTTCCAGCAGCCTCTTTAAATTGTGATAGAAATATGTTATGGGAAACATTTAGTTATATGAATTGTGCTTTACAACAACAATCTCTTAATCGTGGTGTTTGGAAAAAACTTGAAATGCAAGAACGTGAATTTTCAAAAGTTAACAATAACGTAAAAGTTTATATTAAAGTAGAATTTGATGCTAATCCAAAACGTGTACCAGCTGGAGCAGCTATTCCTAAAGGATTTTATAAAGAAATAACAATTGATAAAAGAACTAAATTTTGTTACTATTTTCCAAATATTGCTCCTATAACAAGTGATTTGAACACATTTAAATGTAATTGCAGATGAATAAACAACTATTAATTGAAGCTTTAGATAATAAAAAGGATGTAATATTCTTTTTTAATTCTACTAGCTGTAAATCATGTTCTGAGGTTAAACCTTTAGTAGAACAATTTGCTAAAACAAAAAATAAATCATTATTTATGGATGTTGTAGAGGGAACTCCCGATTCTGAATATTTAGAAAAATTTTGTGGAATTGAATTTTACCCAACTTTAATCCTCCTAGAATCGTCAGGTGCGTTAAAACGTTATGTAGGTAAAAATCAAATCAAAAGTATTATATGAAAAAACAAATTTTATTTACAGAAAGTGAAATAAAAAATAAAGTAGGTGAAATTGCTCATAATCTTAAAAAAAGAGAACATGATTTTCCTCCCGTATTTATATGCGTTTTAAACGGCGCTTTTATGTTTTTTACGGACTTGGTGAAGCGTGTAGGTGAATGCGAAATAGACTTTATACGCGCGAAATCTTACACGGGTATCACGCAGACTAGCGTCTCAATTTCTAAATCAATTGAAATAGATATTGCTCGAAAAGACGTATACCTAGTAGATGATATCTATGATACTGGGGAAACAATGAAAGCATTGATTCAACATTTAAATCTTAACAATCCAAAATCAATCACTCCAATCACATTATTTAAGCGTTGGAGCTCCCACAACTCCGACTTAATTTATGGTTTTGAATTAAAAACCGAAACTTTTTTAGTTGGATATGGATTAGATAATGAAAAAGGTCTTCAAAGAAATCAAAAATATATAACAGGTATAGCAGATGATGTAAATTAGATAACATATACTTGGAATACCAAAAGAGGATTAGTATATTACATTAAAATAAAAAGTTATATGGAAAATAAAAGACGAAAAAACCACACTGATTTAGAGTGTGTTCAAACAGGTTTCGCTAATGGAGTTGCACCTGGATTCCCACTTACTGAAAAAGAAAAGTGGTCAATGGTTGATGAAGCTGAAGAAGCATATGGTAAATTCCTAACAGCATTAGGTTGTGATTGGGAAAATGATCCAAATTCAATGGAAACACCTCGCCGTGTAGCTAAAGCTTATGTATTTGATTTATGGGCTGGTCGTTATGATGCAATGTCTAATATCACTTCATTCCCTTCAGACGGATATGATGGTATTGTAATTGAAAGAAACATTCCAATTAATTCAATGTGTTCGCATCACCACCAAACAATTGGAGGCGTAGTTCATATCGGTTATGTAGTAGGTAAAGATGGACACGTAATTGGATTATCTAAATTAAACCGAATTGTAGAATTATTCGGTCGTAGAGGAGCAATTCAAGAACAACTAACATCTGCTATTCACAATGCTGTAAATAAAATTTGTGAAAAAAATAGAGGTGTAATTGTTACTGTAGTAGCAACTCACAACTGTGTTTCATGTCGTGGTATTAAACACCAAGGAGCTTCAATGGTTACAACCAAAGCATCAGGTGTGTTTATGGAAAATGATAATCAAGCACGTAAAGAGTTTTTTGATAGTTTAAAAATTAACAATGGTGGTCACCAAATTTAATAGTTATGAATAGTAAAGAAAATTACGTACCGTTTGTAAGCGAGGTTGAAGAGTTCAACACTTTAATGAATAAACCTAACAACTATGTACCCACAATTCCAGAAAATAAAGCTGAATGGGAATTTGTTTACAACTTCATTCTCGAGGAACTTGAAGAATATAAACAAGCTTGCGAAAGTGGAAACATCGTTGAGGTTTTGGACGCTTTGTGTGACATTACTTATGTATCCCTTGGGAACGGTGCTATGCTTCATGGTCTTAAGGATAAAGTTTGGCCAGCGTATATGGAAGTACAGGCGTCAAACCTTTCAAAAGCTTGCTCTACACAAGAAGAGGCTGAAGAAACTGTACAACTTCGTTCCAAAGAACAAGGCGAACTTTGTCATTATGAACAAGTTGGTGATAAGTACATTGTATATCGTAGCCGAGACCGAAAGGTAATGAAAAATGTAAATTATTTTAGACCGAATCTTAAACAATTCTTTGAATAATGTATCAATCTATCTATTATGATAGGGATACTTACGAATACCATTTACGAGATGATGTAAAAGGTTGGAAGACATTTAAATATCAACCAACCCTTTACCAACTTGATCCAGATGGTGAATTTGAGACCCTAGATGGCCAAAACGTGTCCCCTATTAAAAAGATGGACAACTGGAAGGATCCTAAATATTTTGAAAAGGATGTTGATAAAGATACTCGTGTATTAGTTGACTTTTATTACGAATCTGATGAAACACCTTCATATCACAATTTAGTTTATCTGGATATTGAGTGTGAGATTGCAGGAGCACTTACACCTGAAAATATTAAAGATCCCAAAGGTAAAATTACATCTGTTGCTTTATACGATAACAATAGTAAAAAATATTATTGTTTAGTTTTAGATGAACAGAAACTAATGACTGAAGCTAAATCTGAAGGTAAAGAAGTTATTCCATATAAATCGGAAAAAGATTTATTAAATGGATTTCTCGATGTTTGGATTAAATTAGATCCAACTATTATTTCAGGGTGGAATAGTGAATTTTTTGATATACCTTATCTTTATTATCGTATTATTAAAGTATTAGGACAAGATTTAGCTAATTATTTATCTCCACTTCAAAAAGTTAAAACAAAAATCGTTCAAACTAAAAATGGTTTAGCAGAACACGTAATTGTAGCTGGTCTTAATCATTTAGATTATATGAACTTATTTAAAAAGTTTATTACTAAACAAGAATCAAGCTATGCATTAGGGAATATTGGAGAAAAATATGTTAAGTTAGGTAAAATAGAATATCAAGGTTCACTTGACAAATTATTTAGAGAAGATATAGACAAATTCATTGAATATAATATTCGAGATGTTGAAATTATTGTTGAATTAGAAAAATCACTTAAGTTTATTGAATTAACAGCAACAATTTGTCACCTGTGTCATACACCTTATGAAACTATATATTATTCAACTGTATTAAATGAGGGAGCTATTTTAACTTACTTAAAACGTAAAGGTATAGTTTCACCTAATAAACCTACTACATATAACCCCGGATTAAAAGAAATTAAGGAAGAATATGCTGGAGGTTATTTAAAAGACCCAATACCAGGTTTATATGAGTGGGTTATTGATTTAGACTTTACATCACTATATCCTAGTATTATCCGTTCATTAAATATGGGGATAGAAACATTAGTAGGTCGTGTTGTAAATAGAGATAAATTTGATAATCAATGGTCATTAAGGGAACTTAAAAAAATGGACCCTAATAAGATTGTTGAAATTGAAAAGATTAATAAAAACCGCTCATTAGTTCGTTCTGAAGTTAAAGTAAAAGATATTGTTTCATTGATTGAAGAAGGTGATTTACTCATATCAGCTCCCGGTGTAATATTCCGTAAAGATAAATCAAGTGTTGTTTGTGAAATATTAGCTGACTGGTTTTCTAAACGCCAAGAATATAAGGTGTTAATGAAAAAAGCATATAAAGTCGATAATGACCCTATTATGGGTGAGTTTTATAATAAGCGTCAACACGCGTATAAGATTAAATTAAACGACGTTTACGGTGTATTTGCCATTAATGGTTGGAGATACACTGATGGACATAAATTTATTAGTAAAGCAATTACACTTACTGGACAAAGATTACTACAGGAAAGTATTAAAAATATGAATGCTTATCTAAATAAAGAGATGAATATTGATAAAGATTCAATTATTACAAGTGATACCGATAGTTTATTTATTCAATGTTCTAATTTATTATTACATAGACATCCAGATTTAGATTTAAATAATAAAGATGAAGTAATACCTAAAATATTAGAAATAGCTACTGAATTACAAAACATGGCTAATAAATTTATAGGTGAATTTTGTCAAGAAGCATTTAACATTAAACCTGATGAACCACACTATTTTGAATTAAAACAAGAGGTTGTATTAGATAGAGGTTATTTTGCTGGTAAACGTAGATATGCTATTCATATTGTAAATAAGGAAGGTGTAACAACAGATGAGTTAGATATGAAAGGTCTAGATTTGATGAAATCAAATTTTCCCCCATTATTTAGAAAGTTTGGAGAACATATTTTAAATGAAGTTATGTTTGGTACTAAAAAATCATCTATTGATAAACAAATACTTGAATTTAGAGAATCACTTAGAACAGTTGGTTGGGAACAAATTATGAAACCTACTGGATTAAAGAAAATGCAAGAATATATAGCATCAGGCCCAACAGCAGGTGAAATATTTTCTAAATTAGGTTTAAAATGTCCTATTAATACTAAAGCAGCTATCTATTACAATGATTTATTGCGTTTTAAAGGTTTAGATAAAAAACATCCAACATTTCAAATAGGAGATAAAATGTACATTGGATACCTGAAGGAAAATCCGTATCGTATCGAAGTAATAGGATTTAATGGACATAGTGACCCACCTGAAATTATGAATTTTATAGAAAAATATATTGATAGGGATGGATTGTTTGATTCAGTATTAAAAAATAAATTAGAAGGTATTTATAGCGATCTAGGTTGGGGTATGCCTATATTTAACAAAAAGATAAACAAATTTTTTACATTTGAATAAGTTATGATAAACAAATTAGACCTAACATCAGTTATTTCAAAATATTACCTTAACGGGATGATTGAACCCGTTAAATGGGATATTAAAGATGAAACCTTAACAATTAAATTTAATGCTCCTACTAAGGATATGATTGGTAAAGTTGTATTTAAAGGTATGCCTCTTGAAGATTCAATAATTGCTATTAGTAATACTACTCAATTAAATAAACTAATCGGTATTACAAATGGTTATTTAGAATTAAGTTATGTAAAAATAAACAAGTTTATTACTAAGTTAATTATAGCTGATAATCAATTTACTTTAAATTATGCTTTAGCTGATACTATGATTATTCCTAAAGCTGGTGAATTAAATGATGATACTGAGTGGAATATTGAAGCGCCTTTAGATAATGAAAGTATTAATGCTATTGTTAGAGCCAAATCAGCATTAGCTGAAAGTGAAACTGTAGTTATTAAACCATACGAAAACGCTGATGGTGAATTTCAAATTGAAATGCAGTTTGGTGGTAACGTAGAACATGCTAATAAAGTATCATTTTATATACCACAAGCAACATCAAATAATATACCAGACGACTTTAAAGAACACTATAATTCAAATATGATTAAAGAAATCATGTATTGTAATAAAGATATGGCCGGTGGTACTATTAAGATTAATTTAGACGGTATAATGGAACTTACATTTGAAAACGAAAATGTTAAAAGTACGTACTATGTCGTGTCAAAAGAGATATAGTAGTATATGTATAACCGCACACAAAGTTATGAAGAAATAGAACCTTAGGGTTGGCTATATGAAGGAAATTTCGTATATTCACGTATAATAAAAAATCAAAGTTATGACAAAAGAAAAAGAAGAATCAACAATCACCACAATTCGCGATCCAAGAATCGAACCTTATTTTATTGGTAAGGACTCTCATTGTTACACAGTATACGAAACTATCACTCCTGATATACGTTATACTGAAGACAACAAACCAGGTAAAGAATATGTTAAGGCCTTAGGTCATTATGGTAACTTTGGTTCTTGTCTAAAAGTAATCGCTCGTAATAAAACAAATGACAAACAAAATTACGAGTCAATTACAGAATATCTTGAAACATACAAACAAACAGAAAAATTAATCAACGAACTAATAAACACAGGAATCTAAACATGAAATTAGAAGCACTTTACAATGCAGTTATCGTAAAACCGATTGAAGCAGAAGAAACATCTTATGGAGGAATTATTGTCCCCGATTTAGGAAATGAAAAAAACAAACTAGCTGAAGTAATAGCAGTAGGAAAGGGTTATTATTCAGTAACAGGAGTATGGATTGAAACTGTCCTTAGTGTAGGGGATACTGTTGTATTGCCTACTATGGGATTCAGTAAATTAGAATTCGAAGGAGATGAATATTGGATTGGTCCCGAGAATCAAGTTTTAGGAAAAATAAATCAAAATTAAATATGAGCAAAATTATAGAATTCGGCCCTGAGGCACGTAAAAAATTATCCGCTGGTGTAGATAAACTAGCAAATGCAGTTACAGCAACCCTTGGACCTAATGGTCGTAATGTTGTTATCGCTAATCAAGGTATTCCTCAAAGTACTAAAGATGGTGTTACAGTAGCAAAATCAATTACATTAGAAGATCCAATTGAAGAATTAGGTGTTCAATTAGTGAAACAAGCAGCTATTAAGACTGCAGATTTAGCAGGTGATGGTACTACAACGTCTACATTGTTAGCCCAAGAGATGGTTAAACAAGGTTTAACACATTTAAATAATGGAGCTAATGCTGTAGAAATTAAACGTAGTATTGATAAAACAGTTAAGGAATTAGTTGATTTTATCCGTCAAGAAATTAAAGAAGATATTTCAAACGAAGATCAACTTAAACAAGTTGCAACAATCTCAGCAAATAATGATCCTGAAGTAGGTGAGTTAATTGCGACAGCAATGCAGAAAGTAGGTCGTGAAGGTGTTGTATTCATTGAAGAATCTAAAAACGGTGAAACATATCTTGAAACAGTAGAAGGTATGCAATTTGATAGAGGTTATAAATCACCTTACTTTGTTACCGATAATAATACTATGAGTACAAGTATTCAAGATGCTTTGATTTTAATTGCTGACAAGAAATTTACTCAAGTAAAAGAATTATTGCCTATTTTAGAAGCAGTATCAGCTCAAAATAAATCATTATTAGTTATTGCTGAAGATATTGAAGGTGAAGCGCTTGCTACTTTAATTGTAAACAAAGCAAGAGGTATCCTCAAAGTTGTAGCTGTTAAAGCTCCTGATTTTGGTGATCGTCGTAAGTTGTTACTTGAAGATATTGCTATTATGACTGGTGGTCAAGTATTCAGTACTGAAAAAGGTATGAAACTTGATAAATTTGATTGGAAATGGTTTGGTGAAGCTCGTGTAGTTACTGTAAATAAAGACAATACAACTTTAGTTGATGGTAAAGGTGATGCAGATGCAATTAAATTACGTATTGAAGAATTACAAGCTCAAATAGAGAAATCAACCTCACCATACGAAAAAGAAAAATTACAAGAACGTTTAGCTAAGTTCATCGGTGGTGTAGCAATTGTACACGTTGGTGGTTATACTGAAGCAGAAATGCGTGAGAAAAAAGACCGCGTTGATGATGCTTTACAAGCCACTAAAGCAGCCTTAGAAGAAGGTATCGTCCCAGGTGGTGGAGCTGTATTATTACATGCTAGAAATTCAATTGATATAAGTGATATTGGTTCACAAATCGTTTATAATGCTTGTGCTGCCCCCTTTAAGAAAATTTTATCAAACGCAGGTTATGAGCAAGAAGATATCTACAATGCTATTAATTCTGTAACAGGGGGTAATTATTGGTATGGTTGGGACTTGAAAGCAGAAGATTTCGTTAATATGAAAGAAGCTGGTATTATTGATCCTGCTAAAGTAACTCGTATAGCACTTGAAAATGCAGCATCAGTTGCCGGTACTATCCTATTAACAGAAGCTGTTATAGTTGATAAACCAGAAGATAAAAAAGATGATACTCCTGGATTTAATGGCATGAATGGAATGTTTTAATTTTTAGATTAATTAAATGAGAGACGCAGTAGACTTATTAGGAAAAACACTACTTATAGAAGAAATAAATTACATAATTGAAAAAATGTATTTTGTTCCCGGTGCAATATCTAAAGAACATTATTTGTACTTTAAATTACAAAAAGAAGATGGATGTTTTGTAAATTATTCCTATTATAGTCTACTGCCTTATATTAAAAAACAAATCAGGTTATGAAAAAAGAAGTAGAAAAAAATATTAAAATTGCTGATAGAGTTCCTCCTGGAGACAGGTGGCAAGTAACGGGGGTTAAAGAAATTCAACCCTCACTTACTGATGCTTTAAATGCTTATTATGTTTCATCAACTGTAAAACCTCAAGCATTTAGGCTTGAACCCTTAAAAGGAATGTTGTATATTATCACAACGGAGGAGGTAGAAGTACTTCAACCAAAACCCAAAACATTTAATTTATACGGAGAGTAATGAGTAGAAAAGAACATACATTATGGGTTGAACTCTATAGACCTAAAGTATTAGAAGATTATGTCGGTAACGAAAATATTAAAAAAACAATCCAACAATATCTAAACCAAAATGATATTCAAAATTTTATTTTCTATGGTCCAGCTGGAACTGGTAAAACTACTCTTGCTAAGCTCATTATTGGTAATCTTGATTGTGATTATATCTATATTAACGCTTCCGATGAGCGTGGTATTGAGACTATTAGAGATAAGGTACAAGGTTTCGCGTCTACTGCTTCTTTTAAGCCGCTCAAAGTTATCATCTTGGATGAGGCTGATTTCCTTACTATACAAGCTCAAGCGTCGCTCCGAAATATAATTGAAACATTTTCACGTACTACAAGATTTATTTTAACTTGTAATTATGTTGAACGTATTATCGATCCTCTCCAATCACGTTGTCAGGTACTTAAGATTGTTCCACCTTCAAAAATAGATGTAGCAAAACACATAGCTGGTATTTTAGAGAAAGAAAATGCTGAGTATGATATTAATGATTTAAAATCAGTTGTAAATCAATTTTATCCTGACCTTCGTAAGATACTTAATACATTACAATTAAGTAACCATGATGGTAAAATTACAATGGATAAATCATTACTTGTATCTAATAGCTACATGACTCAGGTTGTAAAAGAATTACAAGCAAAATCACCCAATTGGAGAACAATTAGACAAATTATTGCTGATGCTAATGTAAATGATTTTGAAGAACTGTATAGATACCTGTATGATAATGCAAGTGATTATGCTTCTGGCAATGAGGGTATGGTTGCAATTTACATTAATGAATACACGTATCAATCGAATTTTAGAATTGATAAAGAAATAAATTGTATGGCTTTAATTAGCCGATTAATTGAATTAGCAAAACCACAATTAATAAAATAAAATATGAAACATTTCACATTTTATCTTTTAACTTGGATATCTCAAAATTTATCTGTACCGTTCTGGATGGTAGGACATGTTCATTTAACTATGAATGTGTATCAAGACATACATGAAATCCTTATGTCATTTGGTATGAATATTATAGTAGCAATTGGATTTTATTTAGATTATAAAAAATATAAAAATGAACAAACAACAACAACAAAGTCTTAATATTGATATTAAGAACACAACCCCAGTATTATCTCCTGATGGAAATGCTGTATTTCAAGAAGGTGTAATTTTACGAAAAGTATCTCGTTTTGTAACAGGAACATCTGAAGATGGAATTATTCCAGTACCATGTTTTTTTGATGTGATTACTGGTAAACCATTATTAGAAATGCTTCCTAAAGAATTAAGAGATGAGTTCAGCGATGACAATATTTAATTGGCTAGAACAAATCACTTACGAAAAAAAAGATTGGAAGAGTTTTACAGAAGATCAGCAATCTTCGTTTAATTCTTACATGGTTCATAGATTTTTGAGTATGTATGAGGGATATATTGATATAACAAATGTTGTACAAAAATTCCCTTATACTGAAAAAGAAACCATCTATAACACATACAAGTCTATGATACCAAAAAAGAAAATGTTTTTAAAATACATTAAAACTACTCGTAAAAAAACATCTGATTCATTACTAGTTCATATTGCTGATTACTTTACGTGTGGGCTTGGAGAAGCAGAAGAATTTACATATATTTTACGAAAAGAAGGTGTACATCATATTCTTTCACAACGTGGTATTGAAGAAAAAGAAATTAAAAAGTTATTAAAAGATTTAGTTATATGACAAAAAACTCAGAAATATGGGGAGGTGTAACATTCAACTCTCAACCTTCTTTAAACCTAACAGGAACTAAAAAAGCAGTTGTTGATTTTGAAAATACTTATCCAACACTAGCAGAAGCTTGGAAAGTAACTCAACAAGAACAATATGAGTTGTTTGCTGAAAAAATGATGGATTATGGTTTATCTAATATTTCATTAGGTACTAATCTTGAAGAAGCAGAAGATATTAATTTATCATTAACTGGTATTTGGCTTCGTTGTAATGATAAAATCAATCGTTTAAAAAATATGTTAAAACGTAAAGGTCATAATTATGTTCAAAATGAACCAATGATTGATAGCTTTATAGATATTTCTAACTATGGCATCATTGCTCAGTTAGTGATGAAAGGTAAATGGAAAAAATAAGATATGCCAACTAGTTTACACCTCCACAAAGACGCAATTTTCGAACATATTCGTACTGTTGTTTTAGAATATTTACCTAAACGTTATAAAATTTTAGATGTAGGTCCAGGCATTGGAATTTACGGAAGCAACTTACAAGATTTAAATATTGATGCTGTTGAAATCCATGAACCATATATTGAACAATATAAAATTAAAAGATACTATAAAAATGTATTTGTAGGAAATATTTTAGAATTTAACTATGATGATTATGATTATATTATTATTGGAGATGTTTTAGAACATATCCATGTTGAAGCAGCTCAAAAATTAATTAAAGATATTACCTTAAAAGGTATTAAATGTTTAGTAGCAGTTCCATTTAATTGTCCTCAAGATGCTGTAGATGGAGTAGAATCTGAAATCCACCACCAACCAGATCTAACCCCTAGAATAATGAGATCAAGATATCCAGAATTAGAAGTATATTTAAGTACTAATATGACTGATGGATATGCCTACTACACAAATTACCTTAAATGGATTAAATAAAAAGTTTTGAGTAGAAAGAAAAAAATACCACAAATAGTAAAACAAATACAGAAACAACCACTACGAGAATTAAATTATGCTTTTGAAAAAGCAATATCTTATAGTCAATTTTCAGTATTTGCTCATTGTCCTCGTAAATGGAGTTTACAGTATAGGGACGGTCACTACACGTCAGAATCATCGATTCATATGACATTTGGTACAGCGATGCATGAAACTTTACAGCATTATATAACAACTATATACAACGTTAGTGGCGCTGAAGCTGACCGCATTGACCTAGAAGAATATTTTTATGATAAATTGGGTGAAATTTATAGAAAAGATCTTAAATCAAATAAAAATGTCCATTTTACAAATCCAGAAGAATTAAATGAGTTTTACGAGGATGGACTTGAAATAATTAGGTATATTAAGAAAAAACGTAATGGTTATTTTAGTAAACGAGGATGGCATTTAATTGGGTGTGAAATACCTCTTATGGTTAATCCAAACCCTCAATACTCAAATATTTTATATAAAGGATATTTAGACTTAGTATTATATCACGAAGCTACTAATAAATTTAAAATATTTGATATTAAAACATCTACTAGAGGATGGGGTGATAAAGAGAAAAAAGATGAAATTAAACAATATCAACTTATACTCTATAAAAAATTCTTTGCCCAACAGTTTAACGTTCCTATTGACGATATTGAAATTGAATTCTTTATTGTTAAACGTAAAGTCTGGGAACAATCCGAATTTCCAATATCTAGAATTCAAGAATTTAGACCAGTATCTGGTAAAGTTAAATTAAATAAAGCATATACAGCAATAAATGATTTTGTTGGTATAGCATTTAATCCAAACGGAACACATAATACTAAAATACATTTACCAAATCCATCCGTACATAATTGTAAATTTTGCCCTTTTAAAGATAATAAAGAGTTGTGTGATAAGGGGTTACTTTAAGGAATCTACATATATTTATATATATAAAAATAATAATAAAAGCTATGGAAAAAAAAGATATGACGTTAACAAGCGTAAAAGTAAAAAGCGACTTGTTTGACAACTTTAAAATTGCTTGTGTAAAATACAAATTTTCACTACAAAAACTTGCCGACCGTACAATCCATTTGTACCTTACCGATGATGATTTTAGAAAAAAAGTACATAACCACAACAATTTAGACATTAAAGAATAAATAAACAACCAAATTAGTTATATGAATAATAGTTTTAAATATCTGCCAAAAGAGCAGCGTAAAAAAATTCTACTCATCTGTGATGACATCAGAGTCCATTCAGGGGTAGCAACAGTAGGAAGAGAAATAGTAATTCAAACCTCTCAACATTTTAATTGGGTTAATATTGGTGGAGCTATTAAACATCCCGAAGAAGGTAAACGTTTAGATTTATCTCAATCAACCAACGAAGCAATAGGAATAACAGATTCCTCTGTTACAATGTATCCTGTAAATGATTATGGTAATCCTGATATTTTAAGGAATCTTATCAAATTTGAAAAACCAGATGCGATTATGTTAATTACAGATCCTCGTTATTTCCTTTGGTTATTTGCTATGGAAAATGAAATTCGTAAATCAATTCCAATTACTTATTTAAATATTTGGGATGATTATCCAGCACCTTTATATAATAAACCTTATTATGAAGCTTGTGATTTATTGATGGGGATTTCTAAACAAACTGTAAACATTAATAAACTGGTATTAGACGATAAATCTAATAGTAGAATTGTTAAATATGTTCCTCATGGATTAAATGATAAAAATATATTTCCTATTGATTCTAATCATGAAAAATGGAGCGAACTTCAGGAATTTAAAAAACAATTATTTAAGGGTAAACAATATGAATTTGTTTTATTATTTAACTCAAGAAATATTAGACGTAAACAAATTCCAGATACAATGTTAGCTTATAGGTATTTTATTGATCAATTACCAATTGAACAAGCTAAAAAATGTTGTTTATTACTTCATACAGAATTAGTAACTGAACACGGAACTGATCTTCCAGCAGTACAAGAATTATTATTAAATGGTGAGCAATATAATGTTGTTTTTACAAATCAAGTATTTAATAATTATCAGATGAATTTATTATATAATAGTACTGATTGTCAAATTCAATTAACATCAAATGAAGGGTGGGGATTAAGTTTAACTGAAGCTATGTTAGTAGGTAATCCAATTATTGCTAACGTAACAGGTGGTATGCAAGATCAAATGCGTTTTGAATTTGAAGATGGTACTTGGATTGATTTTGATGCTGATTTCCCTTCAAATCATAGAGGTACAATTAAAAAGCACGGTGAGTGGGCCTTCCCCGTTTACCCAACCTCCCGCTCAATTGTAGGTTCCCCTCCAACACCTTATATTTACGATGATAGATGCGAATCAGAAGATGCAGCTGAACAAATTATGGCTGTTTATTCTTTAAGTAAAGAAGAACGTAAAGCTAAAGGTTTAAAAGGTAGAGAATGGGCATTAAGTGATGAAGCTGGATTTACAGGAGAACATCAAGGTAAAAGAGTTATTGAGGCATTTGATGAATTATTTGCTACTTGGAAACCAAGAGAAAAATTTGAATTAATTGATGTTAATGAAGTAAAAGATAGAGTTATAAACCATAAATTATTATATTAAGATGAAACCATTATTTGTTATAAGTTCACCATTTGATACGTACTCTGGATATGGTGCTAGAAGTCGTGATTTAATTAAAGCCATTATTGAAACAGATAAATATAACGTTAGGCTTATGTCTCAACGTTGGGGAAATACACCCTTTGGATTTTGTGACGATAATCCTGAATGGAAATTTTTGATTGATTTAACCCTAATTAATAATCAACTTACACAACAACCAGATATTTGGGCTCAAGTAACTGTACCTAATGAATTTCAACCAGTAGGAAAATATAATATTGGTTTTACAGCTGGTATTGAAAGTACATTATGTGCCGCTGAATGGATTGAAGGTTGTAATAGAATGGATTTAAATATTGTTTCATCTGAACATTCTAAAAAAGTATTTAAAGAGTCTAAATACGAGAAAAGAAATAAACAAACAAACGATATTGAAGGAATGGTTGAATTAACTAAACCAATGGAAGTATTATTTGAAGGTGCTAACACAGATATCTATAAAGTAATTAATACACCTTGTTCATTAGATATTAAAATTAAAGAAGATTTTGCTTATTTATTTGTAGGTCATTGGATGCCAGGTGATTTAGGTGAAGATAGAAAAAATGTAGGTTTATTAGTTAAAGCGTTTTATGAAACATTTAAAAATAAAACTAAAAAACCAGCATTAATTTTAAAAACATCTCAAGTAGGTTCATCTTATATTGATAGAGACGAAATTTTAAAGAAAATTAAACAAATTCGTAAAACAGTCAATTCAGATAATCTTCCCAAAATTTATCTTTTACATGGTGAATTTACAGATATTGAAATGAATGAAATTTATAATCATTCTAAAGTAAAAGCAATGGTTAATTTAACTAAAGGTGAAGGTTTTGGTCGTCCATTACTTGAATTCAGTTTAATTAAAAAACCAATTATAACAACAGGATGGAGTGGACATATAGATTTCTTAAATCAAGAATTCACAAATTTAATTAAAGGTCAATTAACTAATGTTCATCCAAGTACAGCTAATCAATTTTTATTAACTGAATCACAATGGTTTTCACCTGATCATGGTCAAGTAGGTTTTTATTTAAAAGATGTATTTGAAAATTATAAAAAATATACTGAGGGGGCTAAACGTCAAGCATTTAAAAGCAAAAGCGAGTTTAGTTGGGATAAAATGAAAGATAAAATAAGCGAAATTTTAATTACAAATATTCCAAATTTCCCAACTCAAGTAGAATTAAAACTACCTCAATTAAAAAAAGTAGAATTACCTAAATTACAAAAAATAAATGGATAAATTAACTAATTGCCCTTGTTGTGGCTCGGATGCTTGTTTCGTAGATGAAACTACTCCTGACATTTTAACTTACTTTTGTTATGGATGTGGTTTTCAGACCAATTCATTGATGAAAGAAGGAGAAGAATTTTATGAACAACAAATTTTAATGTTACCTGAACTTTATAAAGATTTACTTAATAAAGATGATGATGGGACTGTTTGGATGCCTTCAACAATCAATTTACCTCAACAAGGTATGGTTTTTGCTAATGGTCCTTCTAAAGATGATTGGGGTTGGGCTGCTGTAAAAGCTGTTCCTGTTAAGGAAGAAGAAAAAGAAAAATATCCAATTCCAAATCAAAAAGGTAAATTTTATGAGTGGAGAATGGATATGACTACATTAAAAATGTTTGTTAAGCGTGACTATATGGAAGCACTTTCATACATTGGTGTGTTACCTGAGTAATATGAAGATAAGCTATGCAATAACAGTTTGTAATGAATTGAAGGAGATTAAACGTTTAGTTGATTTCCTTCTTTCTAACAAACGTAAAGAAGATGAGATAGTGATCCTATTCGATCAGAGTAAGGGCACTCAAGAAGTAATAACCTATCTTGATACAATTAAAACAGAAGGATGTTTAGTAAGTAACCGCTTTGAAGGACATTTTGCAAAATGGAAGAATTTATTAACAACACACTGTACAGGAGATTATATCTTCCAAATAGATGCTGATGAGCTTCCACATATTAATCTAATTCAAAACCTACCATCCTTATTAGAAGCAAATCCCACAGTTGATATGTTAAGAGTACCTAGAGTAAATACTGTAGAAGGTTTAACTGAAAAACATATTAAAAAGTGGGGTTGGAATGTAAACGAGAAAGGATGGGTAAACTGGGCTGATGGGCAGATGCGAATTTACAGAAATACTCCAAGTATTAAATGGGTTAATAAAGTACACGAAGTATTAGAGGGATATAAAACCCATGGTATGTTACCTCTTGAAGAAGAATGGGCATTATATCACCCAAAAACAATAGAAAAACAAGAAAAACAAAACAATTATTATAACACATTATGAAAATATTAATTACAGGAGTAGCAGGATTAATAGGTAGCCGATTAGCAGATTGGATTACAGCAAATCATCCAGAACATGAAATTATTGGTATTGACAATTTAAGTGGTGGATATAAAAATAATATTAATTCTTATGTAAAATTTTACGAAATTGATTGTAAAGATAAAGGTATTAAAGATATTTTTGAAACCCATAAACCAGATTATGTTTATCATTTTGCTGCTTATGCTGCTGAAGGTTTATCACCCTTTATTAGAACATATAATTACCAAAACAATTTAGAAGCGACCGCAAACATTGTAAATGAGTGTATTAAACACGATGTTAAACGTCTAGTATTCACATCAACAATGGCTGTGTATGGTCATGGTACTCCACCATTTGATGAATCACATACGCCTGCTCCAATTGATCCTTATGGAATTGCTAAGTATGCTTGTGAAATGGATATTAAAGTAGCTGGTGAACAACATGGTTTAGATTGGTGTATTATTCGTCCTCATAATGTTTATGGTAATAAACAAAATATTTGGGACAAATATCGTAACGTATTAGGTATTTGGATGAATCAATATATGAATGATTTACCAATGTCTATTTTTGGAGATGGAGAACAAAAACGAGCATTTAGTTTTATCGATGATTGTTTAGAACCACTTTGGAAAGCAGCAGTAGATAAAAAAGCATCAAAAGAAATTATTAATTTAGGTTCTAGTGTGTTTTATACTATTAATGAAGCTAATTCTGTATTAAGAGAAGTAATTGGTGATGGAACTTATATCCATAAAGAAGGTAGACATGAAGTAAAAGATGCTCACCCAACATGGGCTAAATCAGTTGTGTTGTTAGATTATAAAGATACAACAACATTACATGATGGTTTAGAAATAATGTGGCAGTGGGCTAAAAATCAACCAAAGAGAGAACAATTTATTTGGGATAACTATGAGATTGAAAAAGGAATTTATACATTCTGGAAAAAGTAAAAATGAAATTAAAAGATTTAATTAATAAAAGTTATTATGTTGCTAATGGGTATGTAGACTCAATTGAGAGTTTGAATATGTTAGAAAAATATATAACTCATAATTTAAATGTTTTAAAAGAATTTAAAGGTGTAATTATAGCTACTACTTATAAAGAACAAGATCCTAAATTAATAGAAACAAATAAAATACTTTGGCAACATTATGTTCCTAATAGTATTTTAATTGATATAAAAGAAAATAGAGGACATAGTTTTGGAATAGCAGATAGTGAAAATGCTTTAATTGATTATTGTAAAGAAAATGATATTGATTGGATTTGTAAATCATCAAATGATGTTATTTTTCAAGAAATAATTTTAGATAAAGAAATTAACAATGCTGACTTTTATTATTTAGAAGGAATTGGAATTAGTGGGATGAAACCATACGATTATGATTTTGATAGAATTAAAAACGAATATTTTTATCCTCAAACCAATTTTTACTTTATAAATGTTTCTAAAATTGATTATCTATATGATAAAGATTATGTAAATGAGACATATAAACAAATTCAACAACTAGAAAATTACAATGGAAAAATTTGGGAATATATTGAAGGATGGACTTGTGAAGATTTTTTAAAAAATTGTGTTAATAGAAATAATCTAATTAAAGAACACATAGTCCCAGATGAAAAATATACTTTATTATTACACATTGTGAAAGATAATAATATTCAAGATTCAAGTTTTAAAAACATTATGATAGAAGGTATATGCCATCTACAATGGCCTAATGAACCTATATTTAATATATAATATAATATGAAAATAATACAAATAGGAGCTAATAATGGTAAAGATGAAGTATTTGATTTAATTAGTCAAAATAGATTTAATATAGAATTAGCAGTATTAATTGAACCTATACCTTTTATTATTGATGATTTAAAAAATCAATATAAAGATTTAGATAATGTGTCTATAGAAAGTATAGCTATAAATGATGATCCTAATTCAACACATTTAACTTTATATTATATTGAAAATAGCAATTATGAGGTAAGTTCTTTTAATAAAGAACATGTTATAAAACATAAACCTGAAGATGAAACAAATGAAATAAAATCATTAGATATCCCATGTATGACCTTTAATAACATTATGGAAAAATATAGTGTAATAGATTTAGATTATCTGTTTATTGATACTGAAGGATTAGATACTTACATTATTAATTCAATTGATTTTAGTAAATACAATATAAAAAATATTATATTTGAAACGATACATGCTGATGGTCCTTTTACTACTGGAAAAAATGCTGAAAAAACAAAAGAATATTTAATTAATATGGGCTATATGTTTAAATATAGTGAAGATGGATGGGACATAATGGCAATAAAAATAAAATGAAAATAATATACAGAATATCAGACGCAGGATATAGTAAAGTAAAACCAGAATATGTAAACAATGAAGCTTGTTTAAAAAATGCTTTAGAAGTATTTCCATGGAGTGAATATGATTGGTCTATTATAGCCGATAACATTTCAGAAGAAACAAATAATATGATTCAAAAATATATTCCTAGAAATTATATTAATTATGTTTCTGTAGGTCATGGAGCAGGTACTTTTAATTTAGCTTTAGATGAAGCATTACAATATAAGGATGACGAAATAGTTTATTTTATTGAAAATGATTATTTACATTTACAAGGTTCACCTAAAATATTAGAAGAAGGATTTGATTTAGGAGCTTCATTTGTATCTCTATATGATCATCCCGATAAGTATAAAGATCCTTCTACAGGAGGTAATCCATATTGTGAAGGTGGAGCTGAAGATACTAGAGTATATCTTTCAGAATCATCTCACTGGAAGATTACAAATTCAACAACTATGACTTTTGCTGCTAAAGTATCAACATTAAAAAAAGTAGAATCAACTTTAAGAAAACATACCGATACTAAGCATCCAAATGATTTTCAAATGTTTATTGAATTAAGACAAAATAATGAATTATTAATCACTCCAATCCCCGGATATTCAACACACGGAGAAACAGCTTGGTTATCACCTCTAATAAATTGGAATAATATCCCAGGCAAATCATTAAATGACATTTATAAAAAATGGTCTTATATTGATGGTCATGGTGATAAAGGAACAGCTCATACTTATATCCCTGAATATGAAAGATTATTAAGTCCTTACAGATATAAAAAACCTAATTTCTTAGAAATTGGAGTTGCTTATGGTGAATCTTTAGAAATGTGGTATGAATATTTTCAAGGAGTTAAAATTCACGGAATAGATATTTGGGACAAAGAAATAGGTCCTTATTTAAAAGATAAAAGATTTAATATTAATATAGTAGATGCTACTAAAAAAGAAGTATTAAATTGTTTAGAGGATACTACTTTTGATATTATTATTGATGATGGAAGCCATCGTTTTGAAGACCAAGTAGCAACTTTTAATATTTTAAAAGATAAAATGAATGCTGGGGGTATTTTTATTATTGAAGATGTAGATTGTTTAGATGAAAAACGAGATGAATTTATTAAGTTACATTCAAATTGTGAAATTATTGATAATAGATCTCTTTTAAAAAGATATGATGATGTTTTAATTGTTTATAGATTTTAATAATATGATAAGTTTAATTATACCAACATACAGAAACCCTGATTATTTAGATATTTGTCTAAAATCAGCTATTGAAAATCAAGTCAATAATAATGAAATTATTGTAGCCGTAGACGGTTTCATTGATGAAAGTCAACACGTATTAGACAAATATAAACAGCATATTAGTGTATTAGATTTGGGTGTTAACCAAGGTATGCAAACAGCTCTTAATTTAGCTGTTATGAATGCTAATAATGAAACTCTTGTTATCATAAATGATGATAATGTATTGTGTAAAGATTGGGATATTATTATTGAAAATCAATCAGTAAATAGAACAGGTTCTGTATTCACTATTAACCAAATAGAACCTACAGGCCCAGGTATATTTAATTTTCATGTTAAAGATTTAGGTAAAACTCCTAAAGAATTTAAATATGAAGAATTTTTAGAATATGAACAAACTGTTAGAGATGGTAAATTAACTTTAGATGGGGGTATTTTTCCATTTGTTATATCTAAAAAAGACTATATGATTGTTGGAGGTTTTGATACAATTTATCAATCACCTTTTATATGTGATTGGGACTTTTTCCTTAAATTAGATTTAAATGGTGTACAATTTTACAGAGCAAATAATCTTAATTTTTACCATTTTGGAAGCGCAGCAACTAAAAATGGTAAAGAAGGAGATAAATTTAAACAAACAGAATCACCAGCTGCTCAAACATTTATTTATAAATGGGGTATGTTACCTCAATTATTTGAAAACAATAGTCATAGGCCTAAAGGTCAAAATATAAAAGGAATTGATTTTTAACTAGGATTTATAATAATTATTTCATACATTAATAAAAAAAAAATAAAATGGTATGTGGATTTTATAATAAAGGAGATAAAAAACAAGAGATAATTAGTCGCACTGTTACTTTATCTAGATTACAAGCGGCTAAATCCTTTGCTGAACGCAAGCAGTTGCCTCTTAAATCATTTTTAAAAATATACGCTGTTAAAACAATACTATGATACCCTTTGGTAAGCATTTAAATGTAAAATCACGTACTAAAGACCCAACTGATAAAGATTTATTTATGGAAGTTGTGGGATTAGTAGATGAATGTTGGATTCGTTCTAACGTTATTGAAAATGAATTTGGTTTAGGTGTATCAGATTATGAAGAACCATTTTATTTAGTCATTGAAAATTTAATTTATATGCACTATGGAGAATGGAAAGGTGATATTATGTTATGGTGGTTATTTGAACGATTTGATGGAGATGGAAGTGTACTTCCAATTAATCTAAACGATCATGCTAAGGAAATCGAAGAAGAAGTATTTATTGAAACAGTAGAAGAACTGTGGGAATTTATTAAAAAAATAGAATCAAAATCAAAGTTATGAATGTAAGATATTGTAAAGGATGTGGTGAACAAATTCACCCAAAACGATTAGAAATTATTCCAAATGCTATAACATGTGTTCCGTGTTCAACAGTACAGAAAAAAGGAGCAGTAACATTATTAAAAGGAGAAGGAGACCATACTTGGATTGAAACTATATTTTTAGAACATGATGAGTATCAACAATATATGGCTGCTGAAAATAAAATGAGAAAAATTGCCATAAGTGCTCCTAAAACAGAATATAATGGAGATGAAGATTCACATGATAATCTACCATCACCAAGTGATGTTAAAATTGAAGACTAATGCCTAAAGCTAAACCATTATCTAAAGAAATGGTAGTAGCAGCTATGAATAAGACTAAGTCTAACAAAGCCGCTGCCCGATATTTAAATGTTTCTTATATTCATTTTAAGAAATGGGCTAAACTTTACCAAGATGCCGATACAGGTCAAATATTATTTGATAAACATAAAAACCAATCAGGTAAAGGTATCCCTAAATTTTTAAGTAATGGTAATCCTAGAAAAGATTTTGCATTATTAGATTTAATTGAAGGTAGAATCGACCCATCTTCATTTAATCCAGCAAAAATAAAATACCGTTTAATTCAAGAAGGTTACTTACAGGAAGAATGTTCTATTTGTAGTTTTAATGAAAGACGAGTATTAGATTACAAGATGCCTCTTATTTTAAATTTTAAAGACGGTAATAAACAACATTATAGATTAGAGAATTTAGAAATGTTATGTTATAATCATTATTTTCTACAAATTGGAGACATATTTACCGACAAACAGCTGGGTGGTCTAGAAGATCATGTAAGCAAAAACGAATCAAAAGTTGATTGGGAAGTTGATGACTATACTCAACAACGTTTGAAAGAATTAGGTTTATATGATTCAAAACCGGTTGATAATGGGTTAGATTTAATATCAAGAATATGAAACCAAAACGAATCCCTTTACTCAAAAAGGGTAAAAACAAAAAGCACGATAAGTTAGTTAATGACTACGATGCTCAAAAATCAAAACATCTTGAAAATTTTACTACTAAAATGTTAGAAAAAGACGAAAAAAATAGTAGATTAAAAGGTAAAGAAATCAACACTAAATTTTTAGATTTATTTTAATATGGGAGCAATAGAAATAACAGTTAATAACACTGAAGAATTTCAGGAGTTAGTAGATAATAAGGATTTTAGAATATCTCAAGCAGTAGTTGAGGGTATATTAAGTAATGTTAATTCAAAGAAAAAATACGTACACGTTTTATCTATAACATGTTTAGAAGAAGGTGAAATATTGGATATTACTGTTGAACGCAAGCATTTTGTTGAAACACTAGAGGAAAATTTACCATACTATATTAAAGAAGAACTATATGAAAAATGTGCTGAAATTACTAAAGTCATAGAGTCGTTAAAAATAGTAAAATAAATTTGGATACCTGAATTATTGTTCGTATATTTACGTAAATAAAAAAATTATGTTTTATAAATACGACCCAAACAAATTACAATTTGTTAAAACCAAATTAGCCCACAAGATTGCTCTAGGAACAGTTATTGTGGTATCACTTATTTCGTTTAGTGCTGGACGTTTACTTAGAATTAAAGCATTAGATGAACGAGAAAGAGAATTGTTGGTAGTAAATTTAGCTGCTGAAAAAAACAAGTTCACTCAAGAAAAATTTGTCGATGAACTTAAACGATTAAATGTAAAATTCCCTCACATTGTAATGGCCCAATCAATTATTGAAACTGGACATTGGACAAGTAATGTATTTAAAGAAAACCACAACTTGTTTGGAATGAAACAAGCAACAGTTCGAATTAATACAGCTAACGGTACTCAAAATGGTCATGCTTATTATGATGATTGGTACCAATCTATTTATGACTATGCCTTCTACCAGTGTAGATATTTAGGTGGAATTAGTACTGAAGAGGATTATTATGCTTATTTAAGTCAAAATTATGCTGAAGCTGGAAATTATGTTCAGGTACTTAAAAGTGTAGTTGAAAAAGAGAAACTTAAAGATTTATTTTGATATGTATTAGGGTATAAAAACTCTAATCATCTAATGGCAAAAACTAAAACACAATCCACAGTATCTAAAAAAGAAAAAGTTACAATTACAAGACCAGGAGTTCATGCTAAAACAAAAACTTCTAAAGCTAAAAATGCAACTAATTATAAAAAACCTAACGTAGGACAAGGATAACAATTAAAAATAAATTAAGTTATGAGTAAAACAAGCAACCACCAAAGAGTGAAAACTCTTAAACTTTGGATCGTTGATCGTAAAATTAAACCTAAAAAGAAAAACCAACCAGATGGGTTGAAGTATATTTTAGGTGAAGATAGAGACTAAATTGAGCACATTATCATTTTTTGATTCAATCCCAGATAATGTTCTAGCTAATATAGCTATGAATGATTGGGAATCATTAAAAAGACTTTGTATTGCTCTAACTTTAGACATTCAATTAATAAAAGAAGAAATAGAAAACGAAGGTTATGAAAATCGTAGTGATAGGGGAAACATGTGTTGATAAATTTGTTTATAGTTCTATAAATAGATTATCACCCGAAGCACCAGTACCAATATTAAATCCAACTCAAATAACAGAAAATCCTGGAATGGCAGGGAATGTTGTTGCTAATATTAAAGCACTACAACCAGATAGTATTATTTCTCTTATAACTCAACTTGAACATATTACAAAAACACGTTATGTTGATATTAAAACAAATCATATGTTTATTAGAGTTGATGAAGGTGAAGAATACATTTCAGACCTACAATGGACTCCAAAAATGGATGTTTTATTAGCTGAAGCAGATATTGTTATTGTAAGTGATTATAATAAAGGATTTTTAAATAATTCTCATCTTAAAGCCATATCTAAAAAATCTAAATTATCTATTTTAGATAGTAAACGTAAATTGAGTAACGAAATTATTAAAGACTTTTCATTTATTAAATTAAACGAAACAGAATATAAAAATAATTTGGGTATAAATCATTCTGGTTTAATTGTAACTTTAGGAGATAAAGGAGCATCATACCAAGATAAAATAATACCACAAAATAATCCTCAACAAACAATAGATGTTTCAGGAGCAGGTGATACATTTGTAGCAGCATTTGCTTTAGATTATTATTCTTGTTTAAACGTTGTTGAGGCAATAGATTATGCTAACCAAATGGCCTCTAATGTAGTAAATAAAAGAGGAGTAGCAACACCTTAAAAAATATTTGGTTATCTGAAATCTTGTTCGTATATTACACATATAAAGAAATAAAGGTTATGGCACTCTGGAAATTTAGTAATTTAAATAAGTATGGTAATTGGAGGCATCGCATTATTGCTTTGCCTGATGGTAAACCATTTTCACACGGTCCTGGTTTTGGATCGTCAGTTGGTGTAAGTCGTTTTAGATATACACATGAGCATAGATATCCACCTGCATTATTTATTTCACCTAAAGATGGACAAAAATATATTATACCTGGATGGCAAAAAGTACTTACCGAAACCACATTAAATGATATTGAGTGGATTAAACCTGAAGTTAAGGTAATAAAATCTAAAGATACTCCAATATTAACATCAGAGTACAAGTTCGAATCAAAAAGTGACCCAGGTAGTTTTTATGCTGTTCAAGTAATAGGCAATAAAATAAAATGTAATTGTCCAGGAGTATGGCGTTCAAAAGATCGTCGTTGTAAACACATCAAAGAAGTTGAAAAAACAATCCAATGAAATATACTTACGGAAAAGATGATTTGAAAGTATGGTTGATGGAAAATCTAGACACATTGTTAGAACGTCAAACTTTCCAAGCATTAATTGTAGAAGTAAAAGTAGCAAGTGATGCTAATAATACTTTTGTAAATCGTATAGGCCACGATGAAGTTGGTGAAAGAGGTAGAATTGAAACTAAATTTACTAATTATATTATGCCTTCTGGAGAATTACGACTTAATAGTGCAGGTGAAAATAAACGTGAAGGGTTTGATTTTATGCGTATCATTGATGGTATAAATGAGCGTATTTTTGAAATACCTCATGATGTTTATTATGAACGTGGGAAATTTTATGGAAACGAATTTAAATGGAGTGCTTCATATAATACAACAGATAAACTTCAAACCGGAAATACCCAACTATTACTTAATCACGAAATAACCCAATTAGAAAATGATAACAAATAAACGTCCTCAAAAAACTAAAATCGAAATTGATTTAACTGGTCCTGATGGTAATGCTTTTGCTTTATTAGGTATTGCTAAGAATTTATGTCATAAAACAGGTATTGAATGGGAACCTGTTAAAAACGAAATGACAAGTGGTGATTATGAAAATCTACTCCAAGTAATGGATAGACATTTTGGTAATCTAATAGTAATGTACAGGTAATTTGGCTTTGTCAGATCTTGTTCGTATATTGACGATATAAAAAAATAAAGGTTATGGAAATAAAAACAGAACGTAGAGGTAGACCAGCAGAAGTAATTGCGGTGCTTAAAGAAAAATGGGAAGAAACTTATTATGAAGTACCATCTAAACCTGAATTAGGGTGGAAAATGATTTGGTATTATGATAGAAGTAAGAACAGTAATGGTCCTTATAAAACAGAAATGACTTACCCTAAAAATCACAAACCCGAGAAAGTTAAAGCCGATAAAGGTAAAGCATATAATAGTCAACCTGTAGTAATGGTATTTAAAACATCAAATCGTTTAAATGCTAAAACTAAAATTAAAGTTTGGAATAATGAAAATGTTGATTATATATTATCAGCACCAACACTACCGGGTGTACCAGAAACAGCAATTATAGTAGAATTAGGTGTTGGTGAAGGTTTTATTGAATCTTACCGCAATAAATACTCTCTTTAACATATTTATTACATATAATTAAACATTAAAAAATGGGAACAAGAGCTCTTATAGGATACTTAGATACAAATGGTGATACTAAGCTTACTAGTACGTATAATCATTACGATGGTTATCCTTCAAACTTAGGTAAAGGTTTAGAAAATTTTTATGATAGTGATGCTAAAGCAGAAGAAATTGCTAATGTAGGATACATTAGTTATTTAGATCCTGAAACAGGTGAAATCGAAGCAGCAAATAAACAAAAACCAACAATAACCCCACTACCCGATAATTTTAATGAAGCTATGATGGAAATCGCTGCAGAAATTGATAGTTTTAGTGGTGATTATGGTTATATTTGGGATAATGAAAATGAGGAATGGATTACTGTTAAAAACGAAGGTATCAGAAGTATGGCTGAGGATTTAGAAATGAATTTAGCTCATTTAAAAGATAAATTTGCTATGATGCCTGAACGTCCTGATCAAACAAGATCACATTTTGTAGATAATGACGAGGCAGATGAAGATGCTAGAATGAATGAAGTAACTATAAAAGAAGAAAATACTATTAGTAAAGCTAAAAAAGCACTTAAGGATAAAATGAATCTAGATGTTTATATTAAATCATTAGAAAATGATATCCGTTTAAATGGTGAAGAAAACTATAAAGATTATTCAATAGAAGATTTTATTGAAGATTATGATAATTACACCCAAAATAAAACAGAATTAGACGAAGCATTTGTACGTCAAATGAAATATAAAGCAGGTATTATTAAATAAATAAAATGAAAAAACAAATTTTAAGCGAAGAATTTCGCAAAATGCAAAAATTAGCAGGTATTATTACTGAAAGCGAATACAAAAAATTAACAGAAAATCAAGCTTCTGATTTAATAAATGATGGAGTAGTATTATATGTTTCTGATGATTCTAAATTAGCACCTGGATTTATTAAGTCTAAAAACCTAGGATTTATAGTATATAATGTAGCTATAAAAGATACTTCAAAATCAATTTTATCTATAACTGGTACTTTATCTAAAAACCCAAAAGTAGTTCAAATATTTAATGATAATTATGGAATAATTGATATAAATTATATTTCAACCTTTTTAACTAATCCAAAAAATTGGAATCCTATTACTAGTGAAGATGAATTAAATAACTTTATGTCAAAGCATAGTAAAATATATTTAATTAATCATAACGGTGATTCATCTGAATTAAAAGAATCATTAAATGAAGCATTTAATCCATTTTTAGATACCGAAGAAGGTGGATATATGAGAGAATACATTGATGATGTTGTTGAAGATAGTATGGGTGAACCAGAATCATTATTTCTTGATTATCGACCTGATTTTGATATGGCTTTTAATTTAGCACTAACTAAACTTAAAGAGGATCATCCTGAATTAGATTTTGAGGCAATTAAAGCTAATAAAGAATCTTTCTTTTAATAATTAAATAAAATAAAATAATGAGAAAAGCAGATAACTTTAACGCTAGTGAGTGGTTAGTAGAAAATAAAATCACTTTCCAATCTCGTTTAAACGAAGATTTAACAGACGAAATAGCAGCATTACCTAATCACCACACAGCAGAAAATACAGAAGACGCTACGTTAGTAGTTGGTAAATATGCTGTTGTTCACTATGATGAAAGTGATGAAGGAGGTGAAGATATGTATGTAGTATGGGACAATACTGTTAACCAAGACGAAATTGGTTCATATGATGATGAACCCGAATTCGAATCAACTGACCCAGCTGAAGTAGCTATTTGGTTAAAACAAAACGCATAATTTAGAACTATTCTAAATGAACAACAGGGGTGGCTTTGCCACCCCTTTTTCGTATATTTACGGTATGATGAAAGACGAAAGAAAATTAGACGGTTTGAGTGTTAGGCACGTAGCTCAAATAGTACGCCGTAAAATGATTACACGTACTAAACCATCAAGTAAAAACTATTCTCGCAAAAATTTAAAAAAAGATTTGGAGAACTGAGGGATTGTTCGTATATTCACGCATAATAAGGAATTAAATAAATTAATAATATAAAAATAAAGGTTATGAACAAACAAGTTAAGTTTGAAAAAGAAAATGGAGATCTGATTAGATCAGTTGCCCATTTATTAGGTTTAAAAGGTATCGAAGTGGAAAGAGATCACACTGATGGTATGCCTACAGTAGCAGGTGCCCATATTATGGGTGAAGAAGGAATTTATTTCCGAGTAAATCAGATGGGAAACTTCAATTCCCAAGAAGTTGAAAACATTAAACGAGCTCTTGATATTCGTATTGATGGTTATGAAGTTAAATTACTTAATATTGGTGATTTTGAAATGGATGATGACCGTTACTGGTATCCATCAATTGCCTTTACATTTATAAAAGATAATCAAAACGTACTTAATTAATTAAACCTAAAAAATAGTTATGAAACATTTAGATCTAGATACATCAATCAAAAATTATTGGAGAAAAGCTAATGAAGCTTTAAAAGCTAAAAACATGGATGAAGCAAATGACTTGCTTGATTATTGTTTAGTTATTTTAGGGACAGCTACCTTGAAAGGTAAGGTTGAACTAGGAGGTGTACGTGTTGACCTATGGAAAGAACGTGTTTGGTATTCAATAGAAAATAACGGATTTTTACCTGAATAATATGAACCCAGAAACTAAAGAAATATTGTATATAGAACTCCAAGAGATTCTTATACTAATGGAAGACATGGATAATAACATGGCTATTATTAAACTTGAAGATTTAATCAATAAAATCCAATACAACCAACTATGAAATTTCTTGAACTAACCGGTTACGGAAATAAAATCATTCACTTTATTAATGTTAAAGCTATTGCAGAGATTAGTTTTGAAAAATCATACACACATGTTGTACTTAATAATAGTACCTCAGTAAATGTAATTGAAGGTAAAGAAGAAATTGAAAAAATGTTTTATCATCTTGAAAGTGTTATTATTAATAAAGATATAGCTGATTATACACACGATGATGATTTTTGGGATGATGCAACTTATGATGATGATTTACCATTTTAAGATATGGCAGAGAAAAAAGGATTTACAGGCAAATTACATTATGACTTTCCTACACAAAAGTGTCTTGAAGTTAAATTACCTAATGGAAAATGGTATAGGGCTACAGCTAATGAGTTTAGAAGTTATGATACAGAACGTAGGTTTGGTGTAGGTGAAAACACAGAACCATATGATGGTGTAGTTTATTATTATGGTACTAATAAAGTAGCACCTAAAGAAAACACATGTAAAATAATTTACCACCCACAGCACCCAAGACGCGAAATAGTATTAAGACCTCACGAAAGACATTTACTAGATTAAATTTAATAATATTTATTACATATATTGTTGCATAAAAATATAGATTACAAATAATGAAGTTAACAAACGAATCAAACTCCAAAATTTTAGGTATTATAGGCGGACAACATTCTTGTGGTATTGCCTATATTGAAAACAACGAAATTAAAGTCGTATTAGAAGAAGAACGACTTATTAGACAAAAACCTTACCTTGATTTAGAAGGTGATTTCTTTAGATTCCCCCTACAATCATTACAAGAATTAATTAATAGGTATAATGTTGATTTGTCTCAAGTTGACTATTTTACTAGTTTTCTTAAGTACGATGTTGTAAAACAAATCCTTAAACAAACTGTTGATTTTGATTTACCTGAAAATAAATTTATTAAAACAGAGCACCATGAAACCCATTGTGCTTTAGCTTATTATTTATCTAATTTTCAAGATGATACTTTAGTAGTAGCAATTGATGGAAGTGGTGAACACCACTCAGCTAAATATTATGTTGGTACTAATGGTAATATGGAATATATTGATGGTATTGAACTTAATAGAAAATCATTAGGTTTATTTTATGCCGCAATAACCGAGTTAATTGGTTTTAAACGTTTAAAAGACGAAGGTAAAACAGTTGGAATGGCAGGACATGGTAATTTTTGGAAAGAAGTATATGATGCTTTTGATAAATCTATTACAGTCACAGATATTAAAACTGATTTAGCTGAATTTAATGACCCACATGATTTAGCTGGTGGTTCTATTTTTAAAGAAGTAATGACTAATTTTTTTGATGTTGTTGGTAGTAAAGTTTGGAAACCAGCAATTAAAGATGTAGCATTAGCAGGTCAATTAGTATTAGAAGAAAAAACACTACAAATTTTAAATAACTTAAGAAAACGTTACCCACATATTCGTAAAATAGCATTAGCTGGAGGTATTTTTGCTAATGTTAGAATGAATAAACGTATTAATGAATTAGAGTGGGTTGATGAAATTTTTATTGCACCACCAATGGGCGATGAAGGATTAGCATTAGGTTCAGCATTAATTGTATTTAAACAATTACACCCTGAATTTAAACCAGTCCGTTTAGATAATGTATTTTTTGGAACAGAATATAATGAAGAAGAAATTAATAACGCAGCCCGAGAAATCTTGGGAACTTATAACTATATACCTCTTAACATTGATTTTATCACTAGTCTTTTAAATAATCAAAAGATTGTAGGATTATTTCAAGGTAAATTTGAACATGGACCTCGTGCTTTAGGTAATAGAACAATTATGTGTGATGCAACACATCCGGACACATATGATGTAATTAATGGTAGATTAAAACGAAATGATTTTATGCCATTTGCCCCAGCTGTATTAGATGAAGATGCTGATATATTATTTGAAGTAAGTAAATCAAGATATGCTGCTGAATTTATGACATTATGTTTTAACACTAGAGATGAATGGAAAGATAAACTACCAACAGTTGTCCACCCAGTAGATAAAACAGCTCGTGTACAAATAGTAACTGAAAATTCAAATCCATTGTTTTATAAGATTTTAAAATCATATAAAGAAAAAACAGGTATTGGGTGTTTAGTAAATACTTCATTTAATGTTCATAATGAACCTATAGTAAATAGACCCGTAGAAGCATTTGTACATTTAAAAAATAATATTATAGATTATTTAGTAACTCCTTATGGAATTTATTCAAAATGAGTAATGAAGAACACTTAGAAGAAATTTTATATAAAGCTCATAAAAAGGGGTTTTATGAAGAATTATTTCATGTAGCAAATCAAATCCAAAAGCAAAACCCTAAAATTGGATTATATGAAAAAATTGATTTAGCTTATACACAAATAAAAACAGAAAGATTAAAAAATAATGAAAATACATCTCAACATTGATTGTGAAGCTAATATTATATTTAATAATGACGCTAAAGTAATTTTAAAAGGTCATGAATCATATTTAACCAAATGGTTTTTTGATGATGAATTTGTAGGTGAAATGAATCTAAGTGGAGGACAATGGGGTGCTTATCCTATTAAAGTTGGTAATTGGAAAATAGAATTACATAGAGATGATAAGATTTATAAATATGAATTGAACTTAGAAAATAGAAATGTTTTATTTATATATAATTTCCAATACCTTAAAGGTAAACTACCAGATATAAATGAAATGGTTAGTTATATAAGTGAATTGAAAGATAAATACAAATTAATCCCATATGTTTATTTTAAAGATAGTGAAAAGTTTGTTTTACCTTTTAAAACTTTAAAAATGAATGAAAATGGAGATTTTGTCTTAATTATAGAAAAAAATGGATAATCTTATTAAAATATATAATGGTGCTATTAGCCCTGAAATGTGTCAATTTATTATTGATAAATTTGAATATTCTCAAAATAAAGTAGACGGAATGTCGGGTGGTGGTATAAGAAAACATATCAAAGCATCTACTGATTTAATGATACATGATGAAGCTGGTAAAGATGATGATTGGAATTACATTTACAATTATTTGATGGAAAATTTATTACACTATTTAGTAGATTATCTTGAAGTAAATGATTTTCCTATTTTATCTCAAAATTATTCAAGTAAATCAAGTGTTGTTAGAACTGCTCAAACATGTTTTATGAGTGGTAATAACGGTACACCTCATATTCAAATGCAACGTTATATTGGTGGTGAAGGTTATTACGCATGGCATCACGAAAATGAAGGTGGTAACACATCAAAACGCGAATTATTTTATATCTATTACCTAAATACTCTAACAACTGGTGGAACAGAATTTAAATACAACCCCCAAATTATCTACCCAGAATCAGGTAAATTAATTTTCTCACCAGCTTATTGGACTCATAAACATAGAGGTAATGCTCCAGGAGATGGTAATACAAAATATATTATTACGGGTTGGATTGAAAGTCAAAAAAATAATATAGGTGAAGAATTTGAACAAGATTATTTTATATGAATATAGACATACAATTTAATCCAAATGATATTACTATTTGGAATTATGAACCCAATGATATTAAGTTAAAAGGCGTTTATATTGATATAGAAACTAATTTAATAACTCACATTAATACATTATATATTCCTCCAAGTAATGGTTTTATAAGTATTCCTTTATCAAATTATTATTTTCAATATTGTAAAGGTTTTAAAGTAGAATTATATAATGGTGATGAATTAGTTTTAAGTAAATCTCACATTTATACTAATACTTTAAATAGTAGATTTTATTTCCACAGAAACGATTTTGCTCAAAATTATGGTTCATGGATGAGTTTAATACATGAACGTGAATATGAAAATAAAATATTTATAAGCCCAAATGATATTGTATATGACTTAGGAGCTAATATTGGGGCATTTACTAAATGGGCAACGTTATTTAATCCAAATTCCATTTATAGTTTTGAACCTACCCCCTCTTTATATAGTGATTTATTAAAAACATTTGAACATAATTCTAATGTTCATATTTTTGATTTAGCTATAACAGATCAAAACAAATCTATTAATTTCTATGAACTTACAGAAAATACAGGTAACTCATTAGTTGAAATACCTAAAGAAAATAGAATTGGGGATATATTTAAAGGAATAACTCAAGTACAAGGTATTAATTTAGAAGAATACGTTATAAAAAATATGTTACCATTACCTACATTATTAAAAGTAGATATTGAAGGTAGTGAATATGATTTTTTTGAAAACACAAGTGATGCTTTCTTTTCAAATACAAACCAAATAATAGTAGAATTTCATCATAACATTGAAGGTACTTCTAAGTTAGATAAAATACAATATATTATAAAAAGATTTTTAAATTTAGGTTATAAAATACAAGTTAAAGAAGGTGATTCAATTGATAACGATATGTTTACAATTCTTCTAACTAAATTTGGTTAATTAAAAAATTATTCGTATATTACAACAAATAAAAAACATGAGTTACATAGGTAAAGAATTTCCGTTAGTACATCTCAAAACAGTAAATTATGTTGATGAACGTATCTACATTATTGATGAAGCTAGAAAACAAGGTAAAAAACTATTGTTATTTTGGTACCCAAAAGATTTTACATTTGTTTGTCCAACCGAACTACATGCTTTTCAAGCAGCACTACCCGAATTTGAAGCTCGTAATACAATTGTAATTGGGGCAAGTTGTGATTCGGTTGAAGTACACCAAGCATGGTTACGTACACCAAAAGATAAAGGTGGTATTGAAGGTGTTACATATCCAATTTTAGCAGATACAACTCGAATACTAGCAGAATCATTAGATATTTTAGATTATAATGGTTGGGATAGTAAAGATGGTGATAACGTAACTTATAGAGCAACTTATTTGATTGATGAAGAGGGTATAGTGTTTCATGAAAGCGTGAACCATATGTCGCTAGGTCGTGACATAAATGAGTATTTGCGTTTAATAGACGCTTATACACACGTACAAAACGTAGGTGAAGTGTGTCCGGCCAATTGGAAAAATGGGGCACAAGCAATAAAAGCAGATATAGATAGTTTAAGTGATTATTTAAAAAATATTTAAAGCTTGCATAACTATACCATACCATTTAATCCGTATATACAATAAAAATGAGACTAAATAGAGAACAAAAACGCGAACAAGCCGTAATTGATTTAATAAATCAAATGTTTATTATTGCCGGCCATCAAGTTACGTACGATGATATTAAAGACCGTAAAGATGCTTGGTATTCGGAATGGGAAATGACAGTTCAACAAGCCGAGGAATGGAAAAAATGGGGAATTGCTTATTTACGTAAGAATCTAAAACTAAATAAAGCATTAGCCGAGCGTGAAATGCTGTGGGTTAATTTACAATGGGGACTAAAATATAGTAATTGGGAAGAATACCATGAAAAATAAAAACGAAATGTTGTTATCAAAATCACACTACCACGAGATGGTAGATAGATTACACGTGATAACATGCATGATTGATACTCATTTATTGCAACATCCAGTAGCAAAACTGGATAAAAATATAAGTGGTAACATTGAAAAAGCAGTTGAGTTGTTGTGTGAGGCATATCAACAGGCAGGTTCAAAATTATAATAATTAATAAATTGATTTAGTGAAAAATAAGGTTAAATTTACAGGTACAACAATGGGAGCGGAGGAATTCGTTGAATATTGGAATAAGCATTACCCACAAAATGAAAAATCTAAGAAAATTTTACGGAAAAATACCAATCGAGGTAAAGACAGTGATTAGTATTTTGGGGATTGGTGTGGGTGAATTGATATTGGACTATTTAATAAAGAATATATGGCTATAAAACCACAAGCAATTAGAAAAGGAGTTATCGTTAAATTCGATAACATAGAGGTTGATAAACAAAATATTATCACGGCAAGTGAGACTTGGTCTCTAAACCATGAAATATTGTTTAGGAAACTTTTACAACAAGGTGGTATAGTTAAGATTAATGGAGTAAAGGTTGAGGTAATTCCCTCTATGAAAGTAGTTAATTCACAAGGTAATCCTGAAGTGAAAGGACCATTAATTGACCCCTTAGCTAGATTTTAATGAATAATTTAATAATAATATCACATCCTAATAAAAATAGTTTTTGTTATAATGGTATTATGAAAACCATTAAAAGGACTTTGGAACAAAATAAAGAAGAAGTTTGGGTAATTGATTTGTATGCAGAAAATAAAACATTTGTGTTTGAATCTGATAAAATTAAAGAATATAAAAAACTTATCACTTGGAGTGATAGAATTTATATAATATCTCCTGTTTGGTGGTTTAGAACTACTCCAGCTTTGGAATCATTTTTTGATCAAATTTTTACCCCAGGATTTGCATATAATTTTATACCTTTAACAAAACTTTATGGTTATCCTAAACCTCTATTAAAGTCTAAAAAAGTAAGAACATACCTTACACATGGAGCACCAAGAATACCAGTTTTATTATTATATTTAAATTCAGTAAAACTAAGATTAGTGATGGGGGTTTATTCATTTGTATTTGGTTGGTTTAAAACTAAAACATCTCAATTTTGGAGTGTACCTTTTGTTTCCCAAGAAAAAAGACAATCATATTTAACAAGTATTAAAAGAGATATTAAAAAAGATTTAAACTTATGACATACGAAAGATTTTTAAAAATAATTACAGAGATAGAAAAGCAAGATAAGATAGTGTCTGCTCTCTATGATTTGAAAGTAGATTTAATAGATTGGACTGATCCTTATGGAAGTATTATAGGTGAATTAATAAAAGAGATTTATGGGGAAGAAGGGTATGACTGGTTTTCTTGGTACTGTTATGAAAGAGACTTTGGAAGCAAAGAAGTAGGGGCTTGGGATGAAAATAAAAATCCAATCTGTTACAGTCACGAATCACTTTGGGAGTATTTAGAAAAAATTCCTAAATAATTAATTTTTAATATTAAAGTAATATAATAATTATACAATTTATTATTTATAAATGAATGAAAACACTTATTATTTCAGACCTTCACATAGGGTCTAAAGGTTGTAAAACAGATGAGATTTTAGAATTATTAAAAGACGAGTCATTTGAACGTTATATTTTAGTAGGAGATATAATTGATGGTTGGTTATTTACTAAATATAAAAAATTTTCTTATCAACATACAAGAGTAATTCGTCGTTTTCTTAAATTATCTAAAGATAAGGAAATTATTTGGATTTCAGGTAACCACGATGAATTTTTACGTAAATATTCTCCGGTTGAATTAGGTAATATTAAAGTAGTAGATGAATTTATTGAAAATGGCGTTTGGTATTGTCATGGAGACAAATACGATGGTATTATTAAGATGCATTGGTTAGGTATGTTAGGTTCAGTTGGTTATGATTTAGCTATTGTGATTGACAGATTTTTAAAGCGTTTTAATAAAAAAACTAGTTTATCTAAATTTTTAAAGGATAATGTTAAAGCCGCTGTTTCGTTTTTAGTTGATTTTGAAAATGAAATGGTTCGTCAAGCTAAAAAACGTAAATGTCACACTGTAGTTTGTGGTCATATTCATACTCCAAATTTTAAAAATATTGATGGTGTTTATTATATAAATTGTGGTGATTGGGTAGAAAATTGTACACATGTTATATTAGAAAATAATGACTTTGAACTATGGTATCAAAACAATTAACAATCGTAATTCCAACTTATAATGAGGGTAAATACATTGCTCGAACATTATATGCTATTGCTGCTCAATCAGGAACACATAAAGTAAAAATTATAATAGCGGATGCTAAATCAACTGATAATACTAGAACATTAGCTGAGGTGAATGGATTTGAATTAGGATTAAATTTAAAAGTTATAGATGGAGGTTTACCTGCTGTAGGTAGGAATGCTGGAGCTAAATTAGCAACTACACCTTATATTTTATTTTTAGATGCTGATGTAACATTTACTCACAAATATGCTATTAAGGAAGCGTTTAGTGAAATGATAAATGGTAAATATGAAATGTTAGGAACAACACCGGTTTATAAGGGTGAGTTCGACATTAGAGCATCCATTATGTTCGGTCTAAACAAGTATGTAACGTGGTTACTATCTAAAACCGAACCATTTGCCATAGGTGGATTTACAATGGTTAGTAGACGAATATTTAATTCTTTGGGTGGTTATGATGAGAAAGCAACACAAAGTGAGGATTGGTTACTAAGTAAAAAAATAAAACCTAATAAATTCAAATTAATACCAGAATTAATCACTCAGGACAACAGGCGATTTAAGCGTTATGGTTATTTTAGTATGATAAAATTGTTATATAATAATTGGAAGAATCGTAACAATACTCAATATTTTTACGAGGATCAAGGTTACTGGAATTAATTAATATTTATAATAAATGGCATACTCAGATAAAGTAATCGATCATTACACCAACCCAAGAAACATTGGCACTTTGGATAAATCAGACCCACGTGTTGGAACGGGATTGGTAGGTGCTCCGGAATGTGGAGATGTGATGCGTTTACAAATTATGGTTGAGGATGGTATTATTAAAGATGCTAAATTTAAAACATTTGGTTGTGGTTCTGCCATTGCCTCAAGTTCATTAACTACGGAATGGATAAAAGGTAAATCATTAGAACAAGCATTAACTATTGATAACATGGATATTGTTGAGGAGTTAGCATTACCACCAGTTAAAATACATTGCTCAGTATTAGCAGAAGATGCTATTAAGAAAGCCATTGAGGATTATAAGAATAAACATCTAAATGGATAGAGCAACACTTGAACGATTGGATGATGATGATTGGTATATCTTAAAACGAAAACCACTCCCATTATCAGCAGAAACTCTACTTAAATTAGGTAGGTGCTGCGGGAATAAATGCTTAAATTGTCCATACAAACCAAAACATACCATAGGAAATGAAAATATTCACTTTGACCACGAAAGCCAAATCACAATTAGACAAACTAATGGTGGAGGAACAATGCACCGAAGATCATTTTTTAAGAGTATCAGTAAAAGGTGGAGGTTGCTCTGGTCTAACTTATGATTTAGACTTTGATGATACGATAGTTCCTTTTGATGAAATATCAGAAGATCAAGGTTTAAAATTAGTTATTGATAAAAGGTCCCTATTATATTTATTAGGAACCGAACTTGATTTTACAGACGGTCTAAATGGTAAAGGATTCTTATTCACTAATCCAAACGCAAGTAGAACTTGTGGTTGTGGTGAGAGTTTTGGAATATAATATATAATAGATTGAAAACAACTTATCAAACTAAATTTTCATTATTCTTTGCAGATGGTAAGCGACTTACCTATGGAAATTGCTTGATTGCTTGTATTGCCTCTATTTTGGACCAACCAATTGATGAAGTACCTAATGTTTATACATTTTATGGTTTAGATGATAAGGAAGATAAGGTTACTGAAAATCATCTGTGGTTTAAGACAATGAATATTTGGCTTAATTTAAAACATAAAAAACAATTAATTAAACATGATTTAACTGAACCTACAGAACAAGAATATGTTGTTATGAGAGGCTTATCTAAACGTGGTAATCCACATTGTTGTATTTATATTAATGATGAAAATGGTTTATTATTGCCTTATTTTGACCCTCATCCAACATCACAGTTTCTATTTGAGGAACAATATTATTATACTATAGAGTAAAAAGTTATGATATTAAATGAAGTTATTTGGCACAACGGAAACGCCTATAAAATTATTAGAAAAATTAAACAGCATCAAGTTTCACCTAAAGGTATTTTAAATAAAGAAATACTTGCTGAGTGGAGAGATTATGTTGGAGCCGATCACGTTTTACAACAACACGATGAATTCTGGTTGTGTGAAACAATTCCAGAAGCAATACTTATAGAAGATGAAATTCAAAATTTGGTGGAAGAATCTGTGGTATCACATGAAGAAAATACATAATTTAGGTTATGGTAGTAGGTTTTAAAAATAAAATGAAACGTATATTAATGCTGTTAATGCTTTTGGTCTCCTTAGCATCAGCGAACGCAAAATGTGATTGGAGCTCACTAAAACTCCAACAATGGAATGAACGTAATTACTATAAATGGTATGTAAGTGGAAAAGTATTAGATGACACTTGTGTTGATTGGATGTTTATGGTTTACGATTTTCAAACCAAAAAGACTGATACTTTAAATGATAATAGAGGTTTAGTTGAGGTTTTATTTAATAAAAAAGGCAAATACAAAATGTATTTGAAGGTATGGAACAAATGTTTAAAATGTGATACAACTTTATATCGTGAGGTAAACATCGTTCAATTTCCAGGTGCTTCAGTATCCAGCACTATAAACGCTTTAAATTGTAAAAACTATAAGTTTGAGTTGAGTTATATTAAAGGTTTTTCAGTAAAAGACACTTGTATGGATTATTACTTGATGTTTTATTCAGGACCTTGGATGGCTAAAATGACTCAAAGTGAGTGGGATAATTTGACTGATTATCAAATTGGGATGGAGTATGATTTTCCAGATGCTGATTATTTAGGTTATACTGAAACACGAGTTGTAGATTATACTTTTAAGAACGCTGGTCGTGTATTAATGATTGCTCAATGGTGGAACAAATGTATTGCCCAAGACACATTCATGTTTAGGAAGTTAGATGTTTGTAAAACAACTACAAAACCTAGATGTAATTGGTCTAAACTTGGATTTGGATATAATAACAAATGTAATACTTATGTTTTTGAATTAGGTTCACTTGATACTTGTATTAGTTATACAACTTACATCTATAATTTAAAAACCGGTAGATGGGTTGATACGTTTAGAACAAGAATTTTTACTAAAACATTTGCCGATACAGGTAAGTATAAAATATATGTTATAGCTAAAAATAAATGTGGTGGGTGTGATACTGCTTATTATAATTGGATACGGGTTGAATGTCAACAAACATCAGGTATTAATGAAGTTATTAAAAGTGAACCTAAGTTAATTAGTATGTATGATATGTTAGGTCGTCCCGTTCATAATGCTCGTGAAAATGAAATTACTATTTATTTATATAGTGATGGTTCAACACGCAAAGTAATTAAAAAATAATTTAAAAATAATTCATGAGAGGGTTGGCTTAGCCAACCCTTTTTTGTATATTCACGTATAATAAAGGTTATGAAACAAATTATAAATCAAGAAAAATTAACACACGGTTTATTTAAAATTATTTATTCTGATGGTTCTATGGAATATCGATCTGTAGAATATACTTATGAATATCCCCAATTTACCAAAAATGAAAAATTAGGTCTTTTATTACTTAAATCAGGTATTACTGGTGGGTATTTTACATCTGGGGAATTTCTTAGATCAAAAAAACGAGATAATCCAGGAATTAAGTTTATAAGATGGGAATTTGATAATATACCTAATAATTGGGATAGTATTACTGCTCGTAAATATCAAAATTTAAAAGATAAATTATTTAAAAATTATATGGAACCTTATAGGATTAAATATAATAATCATATTGGTGAAGAATTTTATGAGTCTGATAATAATTGTAATCTTAATGAATTAATTAATAATACTTGGGATAAAGCCCGTAAAGAAGCACATGATATAATAGTTGGTGCTATTATAGATAAAAAATCATCTCCAGGTATGTCTTATCGTCCTGGACAAGAACAACAAACTGATACTTTATATAAAAATCTAATTAATAAGTTATTTACTGAGGGAGAATTACCTCCGGGATTAGGTAAAACTCCTATTTTTTATTTTTTAGGTAAAAAACTTGATAATAATTCTAATTTTAACTCTCGTGTTAAATTATATGTTACTGATACTGTAAAAAACACAACTGAATTGGTTTGGAAAATGTATAATTATAATTTAATAGACAAAAAAGTTCTTCCTAATATAGTTGTTGTTAATTCTGAAGAACCTAATAATAATAAAATTATGAAAAGTGGGGCTCGTGTAATTCCAGCAATGAATGGAGAAAATCCATCATTAATTAATTTATTAAAAGAAATTGTAAGTAATAATGAAGAATATAATTTATTCACAACTTATTATAGTTTGGGTGAATTACTTAAAGCTATTAATGATTTTGATGATTTTCCTTTAATGCCTCTTTTTAGAGACGAAGCCCATGTATCAACTGAAAAAAATATTGATCATCCATTTAATGCTTTTTTAGTATATAAACATTTATTTTGGGGTGGAGTTGGTTTAACAGGATCAGCAATTCGTCGTCCTTCAAATTCTAATAATTTAAATATTTTTTATAATGGTGATCAAGGAGGTAATTTAGATTTAATTGTTACCGAATCTGAAGCACGTGCTCAGGGTTTAATTGCTGAACAAAAATTATTATTAATTCCTGTTCCTCCTAGTAGTGAAGAATTAAAACGAGCCATCCGTAATAGAAGTAAAGTTCGTCTTAGATTAGGTGTAAGTAAAATTAATGGGAGAGAAGTTGTTATTCGAACTAGAGCTTCAATGTTATTAGTTAAACGTGGTTTAGAAGAAGCTATTAAAGTAGGTAAACACCATATTCATATTCCAACAACATCACGTGCTATTACTAGAAAAATGGTTCAAGCTATTAAACTCATGAAAGAATGTGGGATTATTCCTTCTAAATATCGTGTATTTGAAGCTCTTCTTAAAGATGGGGATAAAACATTAGAAGAATGGAATAATGAAGATTTTGCTATTGTTGTTGGGACTAGATGGATGAATAGAGGAACAGATACTGTTAAATGTGATTGTCAAATTTATACTTATGTCCCTACTTCAGAAGCAATTGCTATTCAATTAAAAGGTCGTGGCCATAGAACACATGATTCTAAAGATTATTTTTTGATGGTAATTTGTGAATTTGAAGGTGAACTTAGAGCTAATCCTTTATTTATAATAGCTGAACGTGAACTTAATGGTGGTGGATATGCTATTGTTGGAAATGATCCAATTCAACAAGATCTTAATCTTAATCCAGACGCACCATTTGTACCCGAAGAGCCATTTGAAAATGAAAATATAGAAGATTTAAGTGGAAGAACAAATCCTACCGTAGATGCCTTAGACAATAATGAAATTGTTTTATTACAAGGTGAAGGTAGTGATCCTGAAATGTTTTTGGAATATAGAGATTTAACAGAGGCTATAACTACTGATACTTATACAGATGAATATGGTAATGATTTATTTAGTAGAATGGCTGCTGCTAAAGATTTAAATTATGATATAGTTGCTAAAAAAGCTTTGGAATTTGAATCTCGTGAAGTTTTTAGAGATAATGCTAGAAGTGAGTATAATTGGGCTATGAATAGATTGGTTTTAGAGCAAGTATGTAATCATATGGATGTCCTTAGAATTTCAATTTGGAGCTTTCAATTGTTACTAGATAAAGGTAAACTTCAAAAACATAAAAATATTTCCCAATTTATTCTTAATGGTAATTCAAGTAAATTTTATTCTCTTTCTGATGAAGATAAGGAAAAAGTAAAGAATTATTATGGAGATCAAAAAAATAAACCAGTAGATATGTTGGATGAATTGACTAGAGATTATATAAGAACCTTTCCTTCAGCAAAAGCAGCAGCTAAATTTATAGAAAAAGAATCCAGCAGCTCAGAAATTAACAATTGTTGTAATAAAAAAGTTATGAAAAATGGTAAAATTAAAGAATCTTTTGGAGGATATGGATGGAGAAGATCAGAAATAAATTTTAAATTAGATGTAAAATAAATTTGGCTTCCTGAAAGATTGTTCGTATATTCACGGTATGGAAATAAAGGTTATAATAAACAAAGAATTAGTTTTAAAAGCAGTAGGATTATTTTACATGACTATTGAAATGGACAACATGGATTCACAAGATGAGCGATATGCTGGTTTGTATGAAATGGAATGTAAACTATTTGATTTAATGGCTAAGATGGAATCAGAGGAACTTCAGGTGTATAAAGAATTAATTAATCACGGATTAAAATAAATAAAATTTATGGCAGATAATAAAAATACATCAAACGGAATTGGATTAGGTACAATCCTATGTTTAATCTTTTTAACACTTAAACTAGGTGGTTGGGGTGTAGTAGCAACATGGTCATGGTGGTGGGTATTTAGTCCAATTTGGATTCCAATAGCATTTATAGTAATTATTGTTTTAATAGTAGGTATAATTCATAATATATGATAATTACTTTTATAAGCGATACCCATACTAAACATCGCCACGTAGAAGATGATTTACCAGGTGGTGATTTATTAATCCACGCTGGTGATATCATGAACTCAGGTTATGATGAAAATGATGTATGGGAATTTCTAGATTGGTTCGATAAACAAGAAAAATATAAAGGACACGTTTTTATTGCTGGTAATCATGACAGGTATTTTGAAAATAAACCTGATGAAACTAAAAATATATTACGTGAATATCCTTATATAACATATCTACAAGATAACTCATTACTTTATACTAATGAAGAAACTAATGATGCTTGTTCAATTTATGGTTCACCTTGGCAACCAACATTTCACAACTGGGCATTTAATTTACCTCGTAATGGTGAAGAATTACTAAATAAATGGAATGATATTCCAGAAGATATTGATATTCTAATTACACACGGACCACCTTGGGGTCATTTAGATGTTACCCCATATGGTAACTTAAATGTAGGGTGTGAGGTATTACGTGAGCGTATAGAAGTTATTAAACCAAAAATTCATGTGTTTGGACACGTTCATAGTGGTTATGGTTATAAGTTTCATAACGGAACACATTTCGTTAATGCTTCGGTTTTAAATGAACGTTATAATTATAAAAATAAACCAATTACAATTGATTGGAATGTTGAACATAATACAATAAAATTTATATGAAAAAGATTTGGAGTGAGGTAAAATGGTTTTTTAGACAATTAAACCGTTCATTTGCGTATTTTAAACACGCTTGGGGTGGTTATGATTGGGATTATAGTTATTCAATTGGTATGTTTCAATACAGTCTAGAACGTTTAGCTACTAACCTAGATTCAAACTCAGCATATGGTACAGATGCTAAAAATAAAGCATCACGTTGTAAAATGATTGCTGAATTAATGGGACGAGTTAATAAAGACTATTATGCTATGAAATATGCTGAAGTATTAGAAAACATGTATGGTAAGTGTGAATTGGTGAGTAAGGAAATAGGTGATGGTAACTACCAGTTTGTTGGTTGGAAATGGGAAAAAGCGGTTGATGATAAACACAACGATGATATTAATGATCTTAGTAGGGAACTAATGAAATGGGGCGAGGAAAAGCAAAAACGTGCTGAGATACTACTATGGAAATTAGTAGCACATAATATTAAATATTTTTGGGATTAATTTGGAATCATTCCAAATGAACAATAAATTTGGCTATATGAAATATCATTCGTATATTCACATATAAAGAAATAAAAGTTATGACATTCAAAGAACTAAATTTTAAGGACACAAAATCCAACAATGGTATTCATGCTATTGTTAAATTTGAAAACAACTATGGAGCATCAGTTGTTAAGCATGATCATTCATATGGTGGTAAGGATGGATTATATGAATTAGCAGTAACTCAATATGATGAGAATGGAGATTGGGATATTTGTTATGATACTCCAATCACAGATGATGTATTAGGTTATTTAACCGAAGATAATGTAACAGATTATCTAAAACAAATTAAACAGTTATGAGCAAAATAAATAAAAATAGTAAATTTTACATCCCACCAACGTTTAAACAACGTATGGAGAATCTTAAATATTCAATCCTATTTTGGAGAGGACGTAGTAAGGGTATGATTTACACTCGTAATATTGAATTAGATGATTTCCGTTACATATTCTTTCCTAAAGGATTTGAAAAGTATGGATATTTAGGAACACAAATATGGGATGAAGGAGGTGTTTATTTTAATGCTCTTTATCCATTAGTATTAGCTATGGACTATGAAGCTAAGCCTAAATTCTGCCCAAGGTGGTTTTTACGCTTCTTACATGTGTTTGGTAGTGATAAATCAATTGTAAGAGTCCGTAATTGGACTTTGCATGACTTACTACGTAATCTAACTAAAGGTATTGCCTTTGTAGATTGGAAGACTAAGTGGCATGATTATGATTTACGTATTTCAATTCATGCACCTAAGCACTTACAGAACCTAGCTGATGATATAGAACACGGATTTTATTCTAGAGGTGCACAAGAAGAGTTAGTTGAACAAATTTTAGCAATAGATCCTAATGCTTGTATTATTTGGGGTAGTGTTGAAAGATTTAATAAACAATTAGAGAAACTAGAAGCCGAAAAAGAAAATCGAGATAAGCAATTAGATTTCCTTACTCAACAAGCTCAAGAATTAAACTTAGGGGATAAAAATGCCTGAGTATCTTAAAACAGCATTTATAAAAGACCTAGAATCACAGGTTATGATGGGTAAACTTTCATACACCAGAATGCTTGAATTAATACAGGAAGAAGTAATAAAAAATTATAATAAGATGATAACCGGAGTACAGCCTAAAATACTATTAACTCAAGATGAGAATGGTAATCTAAAAATGGATGATGAAATGGGTAAACTATTTTTTGACGATCCTAATGCTAATATGAACTATAAACTAGTTCGTGAAAGAGATGGTTTAACAAAGTATGGACGAGAAATGGGGTGGATTGAATTTCATGAAAATGGTACATTTAAAGAAAAACATGATGAACCAGCTATTGGTAGGTCATGTATGTTAGATCCACACCGATTTAGTTTTACTTGGTTAACTACATCAGTTACTAAAATTGTAGAACAACGAGACGATTATATTAAATTCAACACTAATAATAGTGTATATGAATTATTTAAATTAAATAAACAAAATGAAGATACAATTTAATAATATTGCTTACCAATTTTATTTAGTACCCACTATTAAGGTAACTGATGATAAATTTTTATTTGGTTATTATGGTATTGAGTTTATTTGGTTAAAGTGGGGTATTGAGATTATTTGGAATTAATCCAAATGAACAATAATTAACCTAATACTTGGGTATGTAAATAATTGTTCGTATATTAAATTAAATAAAAAATGACACTATTAGAATTAAAAATGTGGCTTGATGAAATTCCAGCTGAACAGCTTACTTATGATTTAGTAGCTATGATTATAGATGATGAAGAATCAACTCAATATAAATTATTTACTCCTATATTAGGAATGAATGAAGATAATGAAATTGACGGTACATTAATTTTTATATTAGATAAAGATTTTTCTTGGTAAAAAAATTTGGCTTCCTGAAGGATTGTTCGTATATTGACGACATAGAAATAAAGGTTATGGAAAAAATAAAAATAAACTCAAATTACAAATTCACTTTCGACACTGATGTTGAACTTAGAAGAGCCCAATCATCAGGCCACATTGAATCATATGATATGGTTCGTATCTGTATTAAAAGATTAGATAATGGAAACCAAGTTGATTTTCCAATCAAATCTAGAGAAGATTATTTTGATCAAGTTGCTAGTTTGAATGAAAGATCTAACGAGTATGATATGGTAGAAATTTACCAAGATACTCATTCATATAATATATACGATTATATTTAATAAATAAAGGTTATGAAAAAATTCAATAAAATCAGTAGAGAAAAATGGAACCAATTGAAACGTATTGCCGACATGTATGAGGTAGTAGGTTATCAAGGGGGTAAGAATGTTAATTATGATGAAGTAAAAGTTTGGTGTAGAGATAAGTGGGATAACATTAGATATAGTCACGTAGTAATTAATCAAAACTGGTATTAATAAAAAAATAAAAACATGGCATTTGAAAACGTAGTATTTTGGAAAGATGGTTTCGACGAGGGTGAAGCAAAAGGTGGTATTTTTGTTCGTTCATTTGATTTGAAAAAATTTCTTGAAAAGGTAGAAGAAGATGGTACCGAAGTTGTAGGTATTAAATTTGAAGATAACAATATGGAAATAATTACTAAGGTACAATAATGGCTGCTGATAGTAATCATTATGGAGATGTATTTAAGTGGATACTAAAAGTTATTGATTCATGCGATAAGTATCCTCAAATATTTACAGCCCATAAACTAGTAGATATTTTTTGTAGTATGAAATATCCTTCATTAGAATGGTATGAAAAATCAAACATGGATAGGGACGTAATTAGTGCTGTTCATGATAAACAACGCCAACTATTAAATAAATATTACGACAATGGATTTACAAGAGCTTGAAAAAATGATTAATACTTACCTTAATGACATTGAGTCATTTGGTGAAGAAGATGAATATAATGGTGCCAAAGAAGTATTGATTGATTTCCTACTATACTACCAGACTATGGAAGACAATATTGATGATAATTTAGATACATGGAATGAAGCACCATATAGTGATTATGAAGATAGTAATAACGAAGATTAAAAATAAAGACAATGAGTTATATAATAGGAAGTAGATGCATAGATGTAAAAGATCGCAGCTGTATAGATGCGTGTCCAGTAGATTGTATCTATGAAAATATCCAGCAAATGCTTATTAACCCAGAGGAATGTATTGATTGTGGAGCATGTATACCTGCTTGTCCTGTAGATGCTATTTGGGATAGTGAAGACATGGCAATACAAATGGGTGAAGAAGCTTCAATTCACATTAACTATAGTCACTTTGGATTAAAATATAAAGGATAAAAAATTATGAACAGAAAAATAGTAAAAGCAGTTACAATCACAAGCTGGTTGATTTTAATCCTATACATTGTATTACCATTCACTGGTGTGGTTACACGTGATTGGGGAAACATATCAATATGGACAGCATTAAGCATCATATGGACAACCATATGGGTTGATGATTTAGATAAAATTAAAAAAGATAAAATTCAAGAACAACACGATAAAACAAAAGCAGGATTATGACTAGTTTAACACTCGCACTACTAATACTTGTAGTAATTTCAAACACGTTTATGGCTCTAATGTATTATGAGCTATATCCACTTACAATTCGTTCAATTAAATGGTTATTGTTTATACCTCCGTTGGCGTGGATACCTGTAATCATTTCAATAGTAAGAAACGCAATCGAATCAATTAAATATAATTTAGAAAAATAAGTTATGACAAAGGAAGAATTTTTACAACAGGTAAGTGATTGGTATGACAATTCAGATAAACATTATGATGATTTTTTAATTAATTTTGAAAAAGATAAAGATGAACTTATTAATATATTATCTGTAGAAGTTAAACATATGGCTAGGTTATTTGAACCTAAAACTAAAGAAGAGTGGATGCAAGACATGTTAACACCATTTAAAGCAAAATAAATTTGGTTTCCTAAAATAGGGTTCGTATATTGACGACATAAAGAAATAAAAGTTATGAACACAGAAAACTTAAACACACAGGAATTAGAAACACTAAGAACCTTGCTTAACAAAATGGCAGGTGAACCTCAAACTAAAATTTACATTGATCCAGTCAATAAAATGATTGATAACATTATGGATGAATTTAATTTTGCTAGAGTTCAAAATGCAATGGATCATTTGAATTGGAAGTGGGTTGGTGAATATGTTACTATTGAAATGTTGAGAGAAGAAGCACGTCGATTACTTCAAGGTGCTATGTTTGCTAGATTACATGAATATAAAGATGAACATTGGGAACTAGGTATTCATCATTGTACAGGTGGATTTGAAGCAACAGCATTCTGTAATGAATCAAAAACTAAAATTACAGGGTTGGAATTAAAATTTATATTAAATAGTTGGGATGAATCAATAGAAGATTAATATGAGTCCACATCAAAAAGCAGCATACGAGATTATTCATGATTACTATTTTATATTGCCAAACAATGGTTCATTAAATAATGGGCTTATGAGTTGTGGAAGGCGTTATAAAGAGGCAATCGATTGTGCTTTAATAGGTGTTGAACGAATTATATTAACCCTAGAATTTATGTCAATAGAGAGTGATGCTATTTTTATTATGAATCGAATCAATTTTTATGATAAGGTACAAACCGAATTATATAAAATAAAAGATGGTGATAGTAAATTAGATTTGAATGAATGGATGGAAATATTTAAAAAATAAGAGTTATGGATAATAATAAAAACGATTTTCAAGTCTACGCTTTAGAAGTAGTAGATAAAGACACAACAGGGTATGTGCATTGGGCAGAAGGATTAACATTATACATTGTTAAAGATGGAGTTACAATGAAACTAAATTCAGAAGAAATTAAACAGGTAGCTAAAGCGTTACCCGAAACAGTAGGAGGAAAATGGTAATGAGCAACAATAAACAAAGCATCGTGATAAAATTATTGCGATTAAAAGAGCAATTAGACAGTAATCCTTGGCAATACAATTGGATAATAGAAGAAATAGATGAAATAATATATGCGTTAAACAATAAAGAAGACGATGACGATGACAAACAATAAACAACAAATTAAACCATTTTGGAAAGGGTTTTGGATGGGATGGATGTCATTTTATCTTTTATTTAAACTAATAGAATCATTATGACAAACAATAAACAACAGACGGCAGTTACTTCCCTAATTATTTTAATCGGGGTTGTAATACTGATTTGGGCAATGGCGAAAATTGACGCTGTATTTATTGGTGTACTAATAACTACTCTTTTAGTATTTATGTATGGTTGTATTCAATTAACTATTATTCGCAACAAAGGAGGTAACAATGAATAAATTAGACATGAACCTATTTGCATTTGTGGCTTGGTTAGTACGAAACCAACATGCACACAGTGAAGACAGATTAACAATAAATGATGGTTACGAGTGGTACAATTATATGTGGAACAAATGGCTCCAAAACAGCGATATAGGGAAAAAAATAAGCAATGGAGATACAACGGTGATAGGGATAAATAATATTCCAGATACAAACACGGATGAGAACATCACGACGGATAAAAATACAAATCATCCGAGGTGGACAAGTACAACAACGTGGGATAACCTAGATGCAAATAACAATCAATCCACCACTAAAATAGCTAACCCATATGAGGATGATAGTGTGTATATAGATGAATTAATGTTAAGCATATATGTTGACATGTATCTTGATAGTGGGTGTTTTGATTTCAATGTACCTGAGTGGCTTGAGGATGCATGGGAAGGTGATGCTGAAAAGGAATTAGCGGATGCTGTGTTATATAGTTTTAGGATGTTTCTGGAAAATAGGGATTGGGTGAAACGAGATGAAGATGATGGAGAAGATAAATGGGGTGATTTTATAATTCAATAAATTGCTTAACTAGATAAATAATGATGACACAACAGGAATTTGAACAACATAGAACAAAGTGGATTAAGGAATGGTCTGATAGATGGAGACTACTTGATATTGACTTTGAAGCCTATATGGTAATGAAAGGTATGGCACCTGAGGAATTTAAAACTATGAATGAGGCAAGTTGGGATAAGAATGAATTTATTGATGATGAGTGGAATGAGTCGTTTATATGAGTTAGATAGGCCAAATGTGACAAACCCGATACATACTGATATATTAAGATACTGATATTTGTATTGTATGTGATAAACGATGGGTGTGATGGAGAATATAAAATGGGGCTGGTGTTAACCCCTTTTCCCCACTCAACCAACCTAGAGTATAGGTACTTAAATATATACATTCATCCAGAATCATTCTAAATGACGCATTTTTCACAATAAATTTGGCTGCCCAGGAGATCGTTCGTATATTACCGATATAGAAATAAAATAAAGGTTATGAAAGCATTACAAAATATCCAAAACGAGGCCAAACAGATTGTTATTCAACTTGCCGACCGTCAAATTAATGGTATGAAAGTTAAATATGGTGAATTCCAAAAATGGATGGCCATTGAAAATAATCCAGTTATTCAACAACATTACAATGGTGAGGTGAGTGTAAATCAATATGATAGTGCTCACAAATATGTTTACATGACCCAATATAAGAGCTGGAATCGTGAATTGAATCGATATGAATTGCCTACCTATTACCCATCTGATTATAAAGGTCAACGTGAGATGAGTTATAATAAGGATTTGGTGTATGTGGTTTATGAGTTACGATTGCAGATAAGCAATAATTGGGAAACTCGTTACCGTGAGGATTTTGTTGCCCAAAACATGGTTAAATTAAACCGTGCATTAGCAAAACACCTTACCGATAATATGACCGCTAGTAATATTAAGGTTAATGTGGGTGGTGATGGAGCAGAGGTATTAGCTGATGTTGATGGTAAATTATTTAAAACATTTGGTACATTATGTGGTGGGTATGTTCAGTGTTTACATTACCGTTACAGAAGTTCATTAAAGTAATTTAAAGTAAATTTGGCTCCCCGAGGGATTGTTCGTATATTCACGGGGTAGAAATAAAATAAAGGTTATGAAAATTCAAGATTTAAAAGTAGGTACTAAGTTCACAACGGTGGGTTTATCAATGAGTGGTAAAACAACTAAAACCAAATGTGAGTTAATTAGATATCATGGTATGAACCAATATCTTATATTAAGTGGTGGGTGTAGTATATTAATAGATGGTAACGAGGATATTTTAAACATTATTAAATAAAGGTTATGATTAAGAAAATCGATTTTAAATTTTTGTTCGCCGCAGTGGTATGTTTTATTATTGGATCAGCAATCCTTAATGGTACATCTGGTATTTACTTTGCCGACCCATTAAATGAAATGTTCACATTCGCACTTGTGTGTGTGAGTGGTATTATATGTTTAGCCGCAATTAAAAAATAATTAATATGAGCGATACAGCATTTGACATGGCAGTTAACAATGCCAAGAAATTAGGTGAATGCCTTGGTGTAATGAAATTCCTAATCGAACATGGTGATCTAACTGATTTTAATTGGGGGCAATTATCCAGAACATATGTTAATGTGACGGGTGAGGATTTATATTCACAAGATACCATTGTATGGATACGTGCGGAGGCTATCCGTCGTGGGGTAGATATCGGGTAGTACTACTACCGTGGGGCGGCCGGTATATATACCGCATATGTAAGTAATAAGGCACCACGCGCGCTGATGTCCATGCGGGGTTGGATACGTGTAAAAAAGACTTTAGCGTAAAAGTTGTATCGAGTATAGGTATAACCCCTCGACAAATATATACTTATATCCCCCAAAATCAAACCACAAGTCCACTATAGGAAAAATTTAGGAAAATCCAAAAATCCAAATCTTCTCTTCTTAAAAAATTCTTACCCATATAAAGAATATATACTTATATATTTTAGTGCGTTAATTATTAATGAACTAAAAAACATGAGTGAGTTAAAGAAACACTATAACGCAGTAAAGAAAACATTTTAGAGTATTGCACAGGAAATTTGGATTCCCAAGATATTGTTCGTATATTCACGTCATGGAAATAAAGGTTATGCAAGTTACAGAAAAAGGTAGAATAAATGTTTGGTCAAAGGAAATTGAAATGTTTAAAAAAGAACATTTTGTAAACAGTTACACATTTGCTTGCGATTCCAGTGGTTTAGTAAAAACCGAAGACAATGATTGTGTTGTGAAAGCTTTTATGTGCGCTTTAGATATTCCATATGATCAAGCACACGCTTGGGTTAAAAAAGAACTAAAACGCCAAGATCGTAAAGCTACTTTTATGAATGCTTTTTGTAAAAATATTATTGGAAAGACCAAAAATGGTAAAAAGATTAGTTTTATAGGAGCCCATCCGTTACGTAATATGAAATTCTCGGTTGGTAGTAATAAAGTATTAGTAAACACACAATACAAAAAACCAACAGGTTATACATTAAAATCATTTATGGAAAGTAATCCAGTAGGTAGATTTGTATTAGTTGTTCAGGGTCACGCGGTAGCGGTAGTAAACGGGGTATTATATGGTAATTATGATGAGCAATACAAGGGTTTGTATCGTTCGGTTTGGTTTGGATTTGAATGTAAATAAAAATTATAAAAATAAAAGTTATGACGATAGAAGAAGCATTAGAACACAGAGACACGCTAGCAGATATTGCTACCGAATTGTATGGTGATTTTTACATCACACACCCAAAATTTTGGAACTCACCAACCGAATTACAAATGCGTGAGGTAGAAGAATTATTATTCGATGAGGTTTTGTTCGATGAGCATTTTAATCCAACACCCGAAGAAGTAGCACTTGCCGAGATCATCATGGAAGAATTTGACCTTAAAGATAAATTCGACGAATACTATGAAAACGACGAGGAGGATGAAGATACCATTTAGAATAGTTCTAAATGACATTTCCTGTGCATTAAATTTGGCTCCCCAAGGGATTGTTCGTATATTACCGACATAGAAATAAGTTAAACAATTAAAAAATAAAAGTTATGTTAGACATTCAAAATCAAGAGTTCATCAACAAAGCGGAAATTAAGAACCGCGCAAAGTCAATTTTCACTACCACTAGTGCTCCAAGCACAAGTGATAAGTATGCCCACATCTCAACCGAGAAAATCATCGACGACATGGAGTTGTTAGGTTGGGGAGTAGTAGATGCTAAAGAGGTTAAAGCTCGTAAAGCAGATACAATGGGTTTCCAGAAACACTTAGTTGTGTTTAGGAACAACGACATCCAAATCACATCGGAGGATGGTGACACAATTTTCCCACAAATTTTATTAACCAATTCACACGACGGTAAAAATGCATTTACCTTCACAGCCGGTTTGTTCCGTATGATCTGTGAAAATGGTTTGGTTGTTTCAACCGCCGAATTCGAAAACATGAAAATCCGTCACTACGGTTATTCATTCGAAGAACTACAAAACACAATTAAGGCCATGGTTGAAAAGCTTCCCCTTACTGTAGACTCGTTAAACAAATTTCGCGCCATTGAACTTTCCCAAGCCCAATGCCTCGATTTTGCTCAAAAAGCTATTGCCGCTCGTTTCGACAACGAAATCGATAATATCCAGATTGATCTCCAAGATCTACTTACCCCAACCCGCAATGAGGATAAAGGAATGGATTTGTGGAGCGTGTATAACGTGATTCAGGAAAAATTAGTTCACGGTATGTTCAATTACAAGTACGGTGTGAAGGTTCGTAAAGCCCGTAAGATCAAGAATTTCAAACAAGACATCGTGTTGAACGAGAAGTTGTATGACTTGGCTCTTGCATATGCTAACTAACAACGTTTGGATTAATGGTTCGTTTGATGTGCTCCACACGGGACACATCAAACTGTTCCGTATTGCTCGTACGCTAGCTGGCCCAAATGGTAGTGTTTTTGTTGGTGTTGATACCGATGAGCGTATTTCCTCACATAAAGGTCCTTCTCGCCCTATTAATTCTCTTCAAGATCGTATTTTAATGCTTTCGTCTATAAAGTATGTAGATCATGTTTTACCATTCGCATCGAATCACGAGCTTGAATCGCATATAAACACTATAAAACCGAAATACATGGTTATAGGCGATGATTATCGCGGTCAAGATATTATTGGATCCCAATTTATCGAGGAAATTATTTATGTTACACGGGATAATAAATCTACAAGTGATGTTGTGAATCGTATATACGGATAGATGTATATTATTATGAAGCGAAGCTTTTAAGAGCTAATTTAAAAATAAAAGTTATGAAAAAAATACTTATAGTTCTGTCTATTATCTTTATTGGTTGTGAGAAAGAAGAAATTAGACCATTCCCTTGTTTAGATGGTAATTGTGGTTATCAATTTGCTGTTGATACTATTTCAAGTCCTGGTGCTAAATTATCTCCGGATGGTTATTGGAGAGTTAAACACAATGGTATAAATTATTTTACCATTCGAGGTTTAATTAGTCAACTCCATCCGGTTTATGTTGTCAATAAAGTGCCTATGGTTGAGACCAAATACGATTCCGACTATTGGATTGTATTTGATACTATACAATTTTCTACGCCAATGTATGGCTATATGGGGTGGTTTAATGATCAAACTTTAAATAACCCTATTCCTATGGGTAACCATGTTTTTACTATAAACTACTTAAAATCTATTACTAGTATATTTAATCTAGCAGGTTACACTATAAGTCGAAATATGTGTTTGGATTGCCCATATACCGAAACCCTATTAGGCACATATTCAAAATATAACTACACGCCAACACAAAATATATTTTTTGATAATGAGATGATTGGTGATACTGCTACTATATTTATCCAAATGACCTTTAATACCGATACTGGTCCACGTGTTGTTAAAAATCATGAAATGAAGTTTATTTTTATGTAGAAAGATTTGGCTTCCTGAAGGATTGTTCGTATATTTACGGTATAGAAATAAAAAATAAATAAAGGTTATGCAAAACATTCAAATTGTAAAAAGAGGTCGTCCTGCTAAAGTAAGCCAAGCAGTTGAGTTTAATCCTACGGACATTAAATTGTTTAGAGGTAGTGATTTATCGTTTAGTGAAGATTTATTTAAACCACACAAAACGAATCGTGAAATTGATATTATCTTATCTACCGAAGGTGGTTTAATGCCCGGTACTAACTTAGTACTTGCAGGTGGTCCTGGTAGTGGTAAATCAACAGTTGCATTAGATATGCTTGCTGATTTTACTCGTCAAGGTTTAAAGTGTTTATTTGTAAGTGGTGAAATGGATGAAATTGCACACTACAAATACTGTAAACGTTTACCTAAGTTTGATTGTGTTCAAACCTTATTTTTGAAAAACTACGCTCATTGTGTTAAAGAAACTCTTGAACACATTTTTGCACAAGGTTATGATGTTGTTGCTATTGATTCGATTGCTGAAGTAATTGAAATGGTAAAAGATAACTATAAAACAACTGAAGGTGCAGCTGAGTTTTGGTTTTTAAACTTACAAGATAAAAATAAAAAAGGTGATAATGCTGGTAAATATTACACTACATTTATTAATATTCAACAAGTTACTAAACAAGGTGATTTTGCAGGTTCAAACCGTTTAAAACATATGACTGATGCTATGTGTCATGTTGAGCGTTCAAAAGATGGTTTAGCACGTAGTTTGCATTTTAGTAAAAACAGAGATTGTGATAAAGATTTTAAATTATATTTCACAATTTATAACGATTCAATTCATTATTCTTACGAAACAATTAATAACTAATATATGAATAATTTGTTAGAAAAAATGAACACTAAAATCTCAAATGATTTAGAAGTTCCAAAATTAAAAATTACATATAAGATATCTGAAAAAGCAAAATCCAAATTTGGACATTGTCGTTACATAGAACCAGGTCATTATTTAATAAATTTATCTTCTTTTATATTAGATACTGAGTTAGAGAAAGATACTATATGTCATGAACTTTGTCATGCTTATGATCATCATTATTTTAAATCATTACCAAAGAATAATGATCCTGCTCCTCATGGAATTGCTTGGAAGATGCTAATGAATGAAGTTTTTGGTTATGTTGATGTAAAAGCTCAAGGTATTCACCAATCAAATCCTAAATCAAATGAGTTAATAAAAGTTGGTGAAGGTATGTTTGATCTTTATATTGAAGGTAATAAAAAAGCTATGTTTAAAATTTCAGATAATATGGTTGATATAAGAACTCCTCAAAATAAATTCTTTGATAATATTTTAGAGGAAGAAAAATATATGACTATGTTTATTAATCTTTATAAGAAATAATATTATGACACAGAGTGATTTGGTTGATGTAATGCAAGAGCGTTTAGAGTGGTGTGTTGAAACAGAACGTTATGAAATGGCTGCTAAATTAAGAGATTTAATTAAGTATGAAACAACTGATGATGAAGAATATAAACATCAATACTATCTAGAGTTACTTAAAAAATACGCTCCCGAAACTCCAGAGTTTTACAAACGAATGAAAGAAAAATATAATATTGAAGATTAAAAAATAAATTTGGAAAATCAAAATAAATTTCGTATATTCACATCATGAGAAAAAATTTAAATTTTATCCCACTTAACAACAACATCGACAAACTATCTGCCTTTATTCCTTCATTGGATTCAGGTTGGAGAGCTAATCAACGTATTGATTCAAAACCATTTATGGTTGAATCACTAGATGCTATTCGTGAGTTTCAACGTCAAGGTTGGAATATTACTGGTGCGCTAGAAAACAGAGGTAAAAATCGTAAAATTGATAACCATTTTATTAAAATGGAACATCCTGATTTTACAATGCTTAATAAAAAAGGTCAAACCGAAGCTGTTGCTACTATGAATATTCAAAATAGTTGTAATGGTTCTAAACCTATGGAATTAGATTTAGGTGTTTATCGTTTGGTTTGTTCTAATGGTATGGTTGCTCATACATCTTATAGTAATGCTAAAGTACCACATAGTGAAAAAGGTCAATATTCACTACAAGAAATTCTTTGTGATTTAGGTATTCGTACACAAGGTGTAATGGATGAATTTAATAAATTAAAAGATAGTAATTTGACACCTAAGCAAGCTATAGCTATGGCTACAGAAGCAGCAACACTTCGTTTTGGTAAAGACCATAATATAAACGTTGAACAATTGCTTAACGTAGTTCGTAATGAAGATGAAGGTGATGACGTATGGACAGTATTTAACCGCATACAAGAAAATTTAACACAGCCACATCGTATTACTGATGATAATGGTAGAATGATGAGTGGTGTTATTGGTGCTAGTGAAGATACACGTATTAATAAGGAATTATTTCAATTAGCACACGCCTACGCTTAAAAATAATTTATGAACAAGGGTTGGATTTGTCAACTCTTGTTCGTATATTCACCGCATAATAATAAATAAAAATAAAGGTTATGATTAAAATGTGTATTAAAGCAGTAGAAAATTTGGTTGCCGAATTTAATGCTGGTCAAATTTCAGAAGAAAATTTTTACAAAGCTCTCCAAAACACTGCTAACATGGGTTTGGATAATATCCGTCAACATAAAATTTGGAATGCTAAAGATGAACTTCGTCCTGGTGATATGGTTTTTGTTGATCATAAAAAAGTAGCTGGTCGTAAATTTCGAGTTAAGGAAATTAAACGTGTAAAAGTAATCGTTGTCAATCCTGATAACGAGCGTGAAAGTTTTATTATTCCCCTTAGTTTAGTTAAAAAAGCCTAATTATGAGTTTTAAACAATCCATCCTCACAGCAATTGAAGAAAATCAAAATGAGATGATTATACCCTCTCGAGAATATACTAGTAAAGAAATTACATGGATGAGTGGTTATACCCAAGCACTAAAAGATATGATTGAAGATTATGATAACGATATTGAAGATGCTATTAAAAAATCTGTTGATTTTTCATTAAACTAATTTGGTTATTTAACATTTATATATTATATTCACGCTATGAGTTACGAAGAAAAAATTAAAATGGATGCTCAAGACATTGAAAACGCTATGGTTGCAGGAATGTGGGCACGAGCAGATGAAGAAGCTGCTTATAATGATGCCTGTGAAAAAGTTTTAGTTAAAGCCGATAAACATGGTTTACAATTAGAGGTTGTTATGGCTGCTTTTAAACATAAAACACAATTTCCAGATGCTCCAATATTGCAATGTTTGCAAGTTGGTGCTGATGAATGGGATGTGTAACAATATGCTACTGTGGTGAAATAGGTAGACACGAGGGACTTAAAATCCCTTGATCAGTGATGGTCGTGCCGGTTCGATTCCGGCCAGTAGTACTAAAACGTTCTTTAACATGTTGTAAACTTAACACATCTCCGTAGCTCAGATGGATAGAGCAACGCACTTCTAATGCGTAGGTCATGTGTTCGAGTCACATCGGGGATACAAAACGGACCTTTAGCTCAATTGGTTAGAGCAACTGACTCATAATCAGTAGGTCGGTGGTTCGATTCCATCAAGGTCCACAGAATTTTTATTTTAATTTGGATATTAAAAAAAAAGTTCGTATATTTATATATAATTAAAAACAAAAACAAAAACAAAAAAATGAAAAAAGTAATTTTCGCAATCGCAATCGTAGCTGCTGCTACATTTACAGCTTGTTCAAACAACGCTGAAACTTCAACTGCTGATTCAACTGCTGTTGATTCTACTGTAGTTGATTCTACTTCTTTGTCAGTTGACACAGTTGTAGCTCAGTAATTAAGTTTACAAGCCCCCTTAGCTCAGTTGGTAGAGCTTCTGATTTGTAATCAGATGGTCGGCGGTTCGAGTCCGTCAGGTGGCTCAAAGGTGGTAGTTAGACGAAAATGAAATTCCTGCTGTGATGTTAACTTAATCAGCATATTCAGAAGTAGAAATGAATAACCGCAAGTTATTCACCACCCTATATGGTGGATTGGTGTAATGGTAACACATTGGGCTCATAACCCAAAGTTGGCAGTTCGAGTCTGTCGTCCGCAACAAAAGTACCACGAAGCATACCGTAAGATCTGCTCACTGCAGTGGTCTTCGAGTTAACATGAATAGCCCAAGGCATAAGTGTTAGTAACCCCTAGTAAGACTATCTGATCAATAAATACTGCTAGGGTTTTTTGGAAGAATGGCAGAGTGGTCGATCGCGGCAGTCTTGAAAACTGTTGTACTGTAAGGTACCGTAGGTTCGAATCCTACATCTTCCGCACCTTAATACCAATTCAGGTTCGTGAACAAGGGAGGCCTGTTCTTCTAGTGCAAGAAAGAAATCACATTAAATCTCCCCATGCTAGGTGGCAGTGGTGACCTAGCAAAATTACCTCCTCGTCTAATGGCAGGACAACTGGTTTTGGTCCAGTTAATCGAGGTTCAAATCCTTGGGAGGTAACTAAAATTTAGTTTGGTTTATTAAAATAAAATTATTATATTAACGTTATGAATTTGACAAAAGCACTTAAACACAAGAAGAAACTTGTAAAGCAATCCG